TTGGTCCGATCGCTTTAACAGTCAAAGGGTTATGAGTCATGACATTGGCTACAATACCAAGCGGTTCGCGCTCGGTGTAAGTGTAGCCCATTTTGGTGATGTGGAAATACAATGCGCGGTCATGAGGCTCATACGCTGTCTTCAACACATTGTCTTCGTTAAGACCGTATTGACTGTCGGGGAATGTGTTAGGGTTGTTGCTTATGCGTTCATATCCGTTCTGTTCCCAATATGGTGCTGTGTAGACTTCTTTTCCGTCAAGCCCGAATGCAGACTCTACTCCTGCGCTTGGTTGCGAAGGGTGTTGTAATCCACCATCACCCATTGTTTCGTGTTGATATGCTTGTAGTCTATCAAATCCGCTACGAACGAGAATGTTAGAAGGTATTTCATCGTGATTTGGTAATTGTATTTTCATGTTAGGCGCTATACCGGAATTGGCAAGTGCGGGTGACAAGCCGGAACTTTCTCTATCACTTTTTAATTCGTAGTCACGGATAACAACACCAAGCGGTGAACCACCCGCAAGTGTATGAACTTGGCCGGTATCATCTGTGACCTCCATTCGGTTGAATTGTAATTCTTCATTAGGTATTGATAGCGCGTTGCGTATCTCATACGGGTATTGTTGCGCTAATGATGGATGAGCCAATTCCTGTGCTTGCACAATAGGGAACATTACCTTATTTGTTGTTTCAAACGAAAAGCGTGTATTACCATAAATCGTTTCTCCAAACTTAACATACGCACCTCCGACCTTGTGATACTGCCACGGTATAGAACCAAGACCGCGAGCGTTTGGTGCAGGTAATGAGAGATTACCTCCACTCATTCTTTTCCAAACCACATGTTCAACAAAGAAGTTTCGCGCGGCTGAACGACCTACACCATAATTCAAAACACCGGCAAGATGGTCGCTATATGATGAATAACCTACATTTTGATTGACAAGTTTATTCCCGTCAAATAACGGTTCACTTACATCACTATCGCTATAATTTTTCAAACCGGGATTGTGGTCTGCATCGTAAAACAAATCACCTGTTGGGAATAAGCAAGCATCCATTTGGAATAATGTTGCTTGTGTTGATTGATTTGTTTGCGCAAGGGTCGCACCCTCTTTAGGAATAATTGATGTTGACTCATACAGCGCTTCGACATGCGGACCTGCATTTGATTCAGCATTGTATCTATCATTGTTGAATCGTTCATTGTGATACGCGACAACTGTGCCTCCCATATTACTCGCTGACCATTTCAAAGCCAACATATCACCGCATGTAGGTTGACCATTGCGCGAAGCCTTTGCTATAATTGGTAAATCCCCTTCGTAAGATATAGCGATGTAATGTCTTTGATGAACTCTTGATGTTGCAGGATGCGCTGATACTGTCGGAACAAGTTGATACAAAGCGTTTTCAATTCCTCCATCAGCAGGAACAATTGTCATTTGGATAGAGTTGACTGTGTGACATGATTGAGATGGCCCGTATGGATTGAAGCCCGAAGCGGGCAACCAAGCGCCTAAACCTGCGGCGACCTTCGTTCCAATGTTTAGACTGTTGAGATACGAATAACGCTCACCATGCCAACCAACTGCACCAACCGCGCGCGTTCTGTCTATGGCATCGGTGACACCGTTAAAGTGAACTTGAGTTGCCGCTAAGTGGTCAAATATGCTATTAGTTCTGTGGTGTGTTAGCGCTCCCTCTACCATTACACTCGTTGATGCATCGCTTCTTGTAGAAAGTGCGGCTTCTTGGAATCCATTATCCCATCTCAAATTACCGGATTTCGACCACACATATGCTTTGTAGCCACTAAGCGCGGCTGTATTCATTGCCGCTACAACGCTACTTGCTCCTGTCGCTACTGTTGGGTTTTCAAGTTTGTTTGTGTTGCTTCGGTAATTATTACCTAAGATGAATGTGTCATCGCTTCTATGAGAATAATATCCGTAAAATGCGTTCGTTCCGTTGCTAACACGCACCCATCCATTAGCAGGTAGTGTCGAAGGCATATTACTCGCAAGAGTCACTAAACCATTTGTGTCATCATAATCGTTGATTGCTTGATTCATTTCAACCCAACTGTATCTATCTTGTCTTTGAGCGTCTTGGAATGATGGTAAGAAAGAGCCGCCGATTGCTTTGAGGTTAGCAGGACCGGGCCATGTATTGATAGCCGCCGCTACAATAGCGGCTAACTCTTCGCTGTTTTGACAGCGAGTAGCGTCTATTACAAATGTATCAAGTGGGGGTGTGGTGTCCGCGTTGGTGTCAAATCCTGTTGCAACAGCCGCACCTACGCGGAACATCGTAGCATCGAGTCCTGTGACTAATGATACCGAGTTCCATGTTGCTGTTTGGCGAGAGGCTACGGTTGCACCTGTGATTGGGTGTGCAGGGTTCTTACGGATGGTGTCATCAAACCAAGAACCGCCGGGTGAATAACCTCCATCAAGATGAAAAATCATTAAGTTTGTTTTTTCGGGGGCGGCGGTAATACCCTTTCCGGTAAAACGCAATTGCGCTTTGTAATGAGAAAACGGATGAGCCATTTTTGGTCCTGCTGAATTAACAGAAGATGGGCTTCCGAAGTGATTTGATACATTGCGAGATTGCGCGGCGGATGTTTGATTGTAGTGAGAGTTTGAAAACCCAAGTGGTGTTTCCCAATGCCTAAACGCATTACCGGGATATACATTGTTTGCACCATACGCATCAGTAGGCGGTAAGAGTTGATTAGCCGCGCTATCAAGAGTTCCATTGTGTAATTCGTTAGGTAGCAAATGACCTGTATCTGTATGAGCGCTGAATAGACCTCCAACAACTGTCGAACCATTCAACACAGCATACTCTTTTGCGGCGACAACCCATTTACCCGTAGGTTCTCTTGATGTAGACATTGATTGGAGTTCACCTTTCCAATGTTTAGGTGCGGCTTGCCCCGGTCCAAATATCACATATGCAACGCTATTATCGCTATCAGTATATCGCGCGTATGGATGTGCAAAGCGTAGTATGATTGGTGAAGGTTTTACGATTTTGACATTCGTGTATGTTTTTCCGGTAGCGCCGTCATGAGCATCATTATTTCCATCCATATCAGTCGCAAGTATAGCGTCTTGATTAGCAAATGGAGGAACAGTCGTTCCATGCATTTGGTCACATAAAGGTGAACCGGGGAACATAGCAAACATAGCGGCAGAATCAAGAAGAGCATATGACCCCATTTTCTCTCCAATATCTTGCATACCTGCGCATCCTGTCGGACCGCTTGCGTATGGATGCTCGTTATGAGATGTGTAATCGACTTTAGCACCATCGTTAACATCCATAGTCACACCGCTAAATCCTCCACCGAAATACAATGGCACACTATGGTCAACGCTGTCTTGCGCGCCACGGAAATATGTCAATGGTTCACCATTGGTATTACCTGCCAATCTTAATCCGCTAAATTGTGCTTGATGTTCTGTTTTGTATTCTTGAGCATAAATTACAATGTAATTTGATTGAATACCATTAGGATATTTACCTGTAAGTGGTTCGGTCCAATTCTCCGAACCATCTTCGGTTTTCATGAGGAAACAACCATCAACCGGATAAACCAAAATTGACTCATCAGCGTAATACAGTCTTTTTGGTTCAACCCATGACAAGTCTGCCGCGCCACCAAATGTATCTGTTGCCGCAGTAGATATTGTGTAAGCATCACTTGATACTGCACCGTAGCGTCCGACCCACGCGTGTTCACGGCCTAACGGACCTGCACGATAAGTTTGACTAACCCATCCATTATTGCATCGTATTCTTTGTCGAGGTATTGGCGTTCCGTCATCCGAAAATGTTCTTCGATATGATGTGATTTCTTTTGTTATGAGTCGCGCTTGGTTAGTTTTGCTAACAGTCACAGTTGCGTCACCGGAACCACCGGCAACGGTGAGAACATCGCTGTTAGCATAACCTGTGCCAAAAGCAACAGTTCCTTCTATGCTTGTTATCTGTCCGCTACCGTTCACTCCGACTTGTATCTTCGCACCGCTACCTCCACCTCCTGTTAAGGTGTAAGTTGTAGAAGCGGCATAACCGCTTGTTCCTGCCGAAGTCACAGCAAAAGTCCAATTGTTAACGGTGAACTCACCGGCAATTGTATATGAGTGTCCTCTTTTTGGAATATCTTGATTGTCGTCTTTATCGCTTCTAATAGAACCAAAGTTGCCCGACAAGAAACCTCCCGTTCTAATTTCCGATGCCGCTACAATTTCTGCCCCGGTAGCGCTACCTGCTGAAATCCATGTTGTAGGGTGTTGAACATCATTTGCGTATCTATACCCTACATATCCGCTATTTGGCACAGCATGAACTAACCCACCGGATAAAGGAGGTGCTATCCCAAACGGTAAATTGTCAATCGCGGGGGTGATGTGGTCGCCTACAAATCGCGTATATTTTTCACCGCGCAAATGTTTTTTCCATTCCGATGTATCAACAGGATTATTGTTGCTGTCTATCAAAACAGGTGTTGCTGTGTTAGCGTTGTGTCCGAAATAATTGGTGTTGATTTGCAACACCGTTTTTGGTAAATATCCTGCATCAAACATCACTCCTGCATTTCTTTCTGCTTGAGTCAAACCTCCCATATGTGCTTGAGGGTTTGAACCAATGATACTCGCAACGGGTGCAGTTTCGGAACTTGATGCTTGAATACCATAATCTCGGAATAAATTAACATTGAATAAATCACTAAGCGGTTTTAGGTTTTTCTTAGAATTGAATGCTTTAATTCTAATAGCAGTTTGTGCATTATCACCAAGCCAATCTCCATATGTTCGACCGTCCGGCGCGTATAACTCACTACAATCAAACGCTACACCGTCTTCATCGTTCGGGTCAATCGTGAATGCATGCGCGACAGCCGCCGCTAACAACTCATCGGTCACGATTGTTGTTTGATTAAGGTGTGGACTGATAATAACAGGTGGAATTGGGTTTGATGAACTCGTTGGTCCTTTTCTTATAGTGCCATCGAAAAGAACATCCAAAGATGTAGCGTCAATTCCGGTAAGCCCAAAGAACCCATGTTCTCCGTTATACGCATTATGAGTTCTACCGGAATAATGAAACACCCTACCTACTTTACCGGAGGCTCCTGCATAACTTGAAGCGGTATGAGGAACTGCAACCCAAATCAAACCGCTATCGGGGAATCCTAACCATCCAAGAGCGTCTAAATTGGAACCTTCGGGTAAGTTATGCCATATACCTGTATTTTGATTACCCACACCCGAACCTGTTTTGAGATAAATTGACGAAGGATATGCATAACCATCGAGTGAACCAAACAATGCGCTAACTGTGACTCGCGCATTTGTGCCTGTTAGTCCAAGAACATCACCTACTGCATATCCCGAACCTACTGCGGGGACACCTGTAATTCCGTTAACAGCACCCCCGCTTACTGTGACAGTTATTGAAGCGCCGCTACCTTTGTTTGCGCCGGATATATTGAACAAAGTGTATGTTCCTGCTGATACTCCGCTTCCTGCCACATTGATAGTAAGTTGTCCCGATGAGTTAATTCGACTTGTGAATTGTGTAGTTTTGTCACCGATACTTACAGCGAAACCGGAATTGTGTGTTCTAACTCCACGGAACTTATTACCTCTCCACGCCAATGCCGATGCCGCAGTAGAAGGAACTTGAGAAGTTATTTCAGTCCCCGAACCTCCAACTCCCCACATTCTATTACCGAGTGTAAATCCTCCTTGTGTCACATCACGGTCGTCAATATAGATGACAATTTCTTCATCAATAGTGGGTGGTAGTTTGGTATTTTTATGCGTAAATGACTCCCCGCATGTTCTATACACCATACGAATTATGTGTGATTTTCCGCGATGGTCTGTTATTTTGAATCCGTAAATTGGTTCATTACCTATGTTATCGTCATTAACTTGACTCGCGGGAACATAACCTCCATACGAAGAATAAGATGCGTTTCCGGTCGGAACATGTTTTCCGTAGATGTTTTGGAATCTTGATGTTGAATGACCGTTAGCACCAAATCCCCATATACCCGCGTCCGGCGCAAAGCCCGGAACTCCCGAAGCCACAAGACCTCCGAAGTTAATTCTCCCTACTGCGCGAGTTCCTGTTTGTAGTCCTTCGCGGACAGTCATTTTAGCGTTGCCATCCTCAAAAGACTCCATGTTGATACTGTTAGAGTTTCGACCTGTGGTTGCTTCTGTGTTTGGTGTGCCTTCTTGCACTCCTTCATTTGATGAGACGACAGTATTTGTGTTGTATTCAACATCATAGCCGAGATTCTGTGAGTTTGTCACATCTCCTAACTCTTCATCAAGAGATACATATTCGCGCAAAGTGGTTATTGGTGCAAACGGTTTTCCGTTTTTGTCGATTGGCATAGGAGCAGGATGCATATTTTCTCCTGCTATATCCGGCGAAGCGCAGTAATAGTTTCGGAATCGACCACCGTGACCAACTAAGTATTGAGGTCGATATTCGGATTGCCCTTTACTGTTATCAAGCCAAACGCAGAAATTACGACCGCTTGCGCCCGGAACTGTGCTGTGGATAACAACGCTAAACCCTTCATTACCGTCAATATCTTCAACCACTCTACCAATATGAGCGCGCATATACCCCATGTGAGAACCGCGATTGTAAGATGTGAATGCGCTATCATCCCAAAACGGAGACGGGTCGTGAGTGCTACCTGTTGTCGCAAAATCAGCATGATGATGGGCTGATGTGGGGTCACTTGGTTCATTTGTGTCTTGACCACTTGCTGTCACGGCTCTTCTGTTTATATCGAACCTTTCTCCTTCTGCGGAGTATTGGTCCGATGGACGACGCTGACTACTACGACCGTTGATTGCACCGGCTTGATTGATAAGACGCACCACTTCTTTTGCCGCCGCTTCAATATCTGTCACACCATCTTTAATACCCACTTCACCAAAGTCTATACTAAGTCTTCTTGCAAAGTCCATTGAATACCAATGAGGGAGAGATTGTAGCGCTGTTTCGTAGTGTGCAGTAAGTGATAAATTACTACTTCGCTTACCTTTCATGCACAAGAATGCGGGTATTACGCGCGTCCCATCCGGTGTATCAAAGAATGTTGAATTGAAATCATAGGCATCTGCCGAACCTGCTCGCACCTTTGCTGAATCAGTTTTCAGCATGTTTTCAGCATGTCGTGTGTTTGCCGCGCTAACAGAAACAGAACTTGGCTCAACTCGGTCATGTTCCGTAGATGTTATATCCGCAGTTTTTACGATGTGTCGTGTTTGGCGAGAAGGTCTTGAAAATTGACCAAGAGTAGATGTAGCGTAGTCGGCATCCATCAAATACCATGAAGCGTGAGCGTAAGCACCTTCTGTGTAAGTTGATTTACCTTCTTCTGCGTGGAGAGTATAGTTAACGCTGTTAATTGATTGTGTATGATGTGTGGAATTAGTAGTTTTATTTTTGGCTTGAGTAGCAAATCCTGCCGCTACATCTAATCCATCTATGAACGGAGTTCTTGCACTTGTTTGCACCTGCATATGAAGGTCATGGAATGCAATAAACTCACGGTCATGCGCTACATCGTAAAGTAATACCCGCGCATGTTGTTCTGTGCTAAGGTAAGGGTCAAGATACGCTACAATTGGAGGATTGTTGCCATGTCCGAGTTCAGTCCAATTGAGAGAAATTGTTTTGTTAACATGTTGAACAAAGTTCTTTGCTGTCTCCATACAAGTGTTGCCAATTAAAAAGTTCTCAAGAGGTAGCGATGTTCTCGCTTCTGTTGTTAAATCACCCTTACCGCCATTAAACTCACTCCACACTTCATACTCGTTAAGAACACCGCGAGATTTAGCGAATAGACCTTCGATGGCATGGGGGTTTGTGTAGTGCATGTTCATCCAAACAGTATCACCATAGCGTAATCCACCCGGCGCGTATGGATGATTCCATTTACTATTGACTGTCCCATCCGGCAATTTGTAAGGTGCAACAACTGTCGATTCGATAGATGTGATAGTCCAAACATCACCAACATTTGTTCCTGCGGTTGTAATTACAACTTGGTCAACATTAGCCGACGAATCGTAAGTAATCTGTGCTGTGTCACCTGTAATTTCATTTATAGCCGCGTAGTGATAATTTGCAGGTAATTCACCTTTGGGTAATTCACCTTTGAAAGTGACATCAAAAGGACCGCTACCGCTTTTTGCCAAAACGGTTATTTTAGCGCATCCGCTTTCGATTCGTGCAAGATGAGGATTAGAAAGTGGTCCTGCTTTGAACTCAACAGCGCTAACATATTGACGCAATCCGTAATCAACATTACCTCCTTGCGTTTGAGTATTAGCGCGGTCGTAATAGAACGGACGACGATATTCTTGCGCTGATGTTAGAGTGTTATGTGTGGTGTCGTTAGATAGAGGTTTGAAAATCTTAAACGGTTGTTGTCCCACAGTTAATACAGAACCATTACGAATAGATACGAAGAAGTCTGCGCTATGGTTTCCTTCGGTTGTTATCAATTTTATTCTCTTGTTTGTTCTATCTTCATCCGGCGCGATGTTCGACATGTGATAATAGCACCATTCACCATTATCAAGAATAATTTTTCTTATCCAATTTTCATAATTGCTACCACCATTACGAACATTGCCTCCTGCGCTTTGATTGGAGTCGGGTATTCTCTCAATACCTTCTTCGATGTTGAGATACACCCATGTTCTGTTTGCATCTAAAGAACCCATAGTCCCCGCAATAGCGCGAGTTGTTTCATCATTATACCATCTTTTGTAGTATGGTCCAAATACCGTTTTATCAATAGCAGGTGCGTTGATTGAGCGACGACCAACAGGACTCGGACACCATGTATGTGCTGTCATGGTAGCATCAAGATGTATCTTCATGCTGTTATCCGGTCCGGGGAATATGTTTTGTTCTCTATTCTCAAAGAACTGATTAGGGAATAAAGGTATTTCAGCAAGTGCGCGCGTTGATGCATATTGAGTTCCTAACTGATAGTCGTGAGATATTGTCCCTAACGATTGAAACAATCTGTCGTTGACGGTTGTTCCGTCTTCACACACGCTTTGTGTGTTGAATAGAGGGTCGAGAATAAGTTGAGTTCCTATTACTACATTATTTGCTGAAACAAAAGCGGCAAATGAATCATGCTCATTACCGTTAGAAGCAACGAAACTACCCGATGAGAATAAACCCGTAGCGGTATCAAATGTAAATGCTGTTCCTGTTCTTGATTTGTATTCAGCATTAGCGCCGTTTATCATGTGAACTCTACCCGTTGGAGGAAAACAATAAGTTCCCCACGAAGCAAGATTGGCGGAGTTATTATTGAGAGGTTGAACTGTTATCGTTCCTGTTGTTGTATCGACAGCGGTGACTTCGACTGTGCAATCTCTACGCGTATTCCACCCTACACGCGAAAGAGGTGAAGGGTCCCAAGACGGTTTTGTATTGATAGCGCCTTGTCCTGCCCCTCCAAGAGTGACAGAAACAACAGGCGCTCCGGGTTGTATTTCTTTAACGATGTGCGAATCGGGCGACCCATCCCCTGTGAATGTCACCGATTGGTCGGAAACATCATCCATCAATCCGCGCGCTCTCATTATGAGTTGCCTTGAGCCTTTATCATCAGCAACTTTGAAAGAGTTAATTCTGCCTTGACCTTGAATGTATTCAATTGTAGCAAAAGTGTGGTCTACTGAATCATCTTTTGTGCCTACTACTCTTGATAATTGCATAGTTCTGTTTTTGCGCGAAGGTTGCACTATGACATAATGATAACCGCTATCAATGTAGTTATCAATTATATCAAATACTTCAAACGCCGCACCTTGTTGCGATGCGTTTTGTTCTGTGACTTGGTAAGATACTGTTGTTCCCCCTGTTGGTGAATTACCTTTTGGTTTAGAAAGCGGGTGTAAAATCAATCTGTTATAGACCGAAGGGTGTAATGATGATTCGTTAGAACCCTCAACACCAATAGGTATCGAGTTTGGTAAATCTGTTGCAAGTGCAGGAGTATAATTAGCGGGGATGCGAGATTCGTTTAGAGAAAACTCTCTTTCAGTCCCTCCTGTGTTGTCACCAACCAACCGATGAGGAATCATAACAGTTGAAGCATCGCCTACAACATCACCTGTAAATACAACAACACCTCCCGGCGCGTGTATAACAGCATTTGATACATTAGCGATATGATGCGCTATTGTATGACCGTCTAATACTGTATTCGCGCTTGGAACGGTCTTCTCAACTAACAAGCAAGGGTTTCCTATACCCATTTTAGCACCTGTTAAATCTATGGCTTTGTAATGAATCTCAACATAAGGGCAAGATGTGATTGTCGAAACTTGCATAATCGCTACACGCGAAACATCTTCGGGCATAGCGTGAAGAGTGTGAGCATTACTACCTGTCACCACATCATCGAAACCATGCCCTTTCAACAAGAACGGCTTGATGTTATCCACACCTATTCCGATAACTCCATCTTGTGTGCTGTCAATTGAAGGAGCCATACCATTACGCACTACATTTGTCACAGTTGCGGATGTAATGACAGAATGAATAGCGCCGTGAAGCGCTGTGTGAGTAAGAGTTATTTTTGAGTTGATAGGGAGTTGGTCTTTAATTCCTAAATTAGCCGCCGGGTAATGGACTCGGATGCTATCTGCAAGACCGTCGATTGTGCGCGTTATTGTGTGGTCTGTCGAAGGAGGTAGTATTCTCAAGAATGGATGGCCTTCACCGTAATTGTAGAAATGTCGCCCGTTGTGACCTGTTTGTAGTTTGTCGTCAACAGCCCAATTAGCGGAAGAAACTGTAAATGGGTTTCCGCTTTCGTTAATAGAACACTGTCGAGAATAAAGGAATCCATGAAAATCATTTCCGCTTTCGTCAATAATCATCGCGCCTGTTCTATCAATTGCTTGGCTTGCCATACCCGCCATTTGGTGTGGTTTTCCTGTTTGGCTATCGACTAATAAATCGGAACGAATGAGAACCATAGTGCTGTCATTCGCTAATTGAGTTGTAGAGTTGTATGCAGTTCGCGCGTGAAGAACGCCTCTTGCGCCGTATGTATCGTCTATGTTGAAATCAAGATGAATGCTGTTAACGACGATAGTTCCTGCATCGCTAAGGCTTACCAATCGCACTCTTTCGGGTGGTTTGTTGTTAGGTAATTTGCTCATAATGTCTGTCCCTGTTGGGTTGATGAGCATGTTCCAAGCGCGATGAGGTATGCTCACTACCTGCTTACCGGAAGGATGCGCGCTATTCATTGCACGATAATTACCAAGAGATTCGGGTGTGTAAGTGCCTGTAAAGGTATCGCTCTTACCGCTTATCAAACGGTAAAGAGTTTGAACTTGTGTTGCATCAAGAGTAATAGTAGTGGCATTCGCGCTAAGATTACTTTTGATATGAAATATGTCGGAATCTACTTCGACAGGTTCTTCAAATCTCCACATGCCGATAGTGCCTGTTTCTTTTGTCACAGGTAAGGCTCTTAAATCAACAGAAGGCACTCCCCTTTTCCAATGAACGCTTTCGATATATCCCCTGTATTCTCCGCCTTTACCACCAAGATACAAATCTTGAGTGTTGATAGGAACTGAATACTTTGTGTTTAATTTCTCATACGCGACAAGTTCACCATTGATATAGAGCGTCAATTCGGATTCGCTAAACGCCCCTATAATATGGTAGAGTTCTCGTTGTTCTGTGTTGAGTCCTACATTGTTTGACACAAATGTTCCGGCATTAGTTGGGTAATTGTTAGCGCTTTTAACACTAAAAGACACTCCTGTTTGAGTGTGTATGGTGAAGATTGCAGGGGCGGGCGCACCTACGCTACCCATTCTTAATTCAAACACTCCGTCTTTGCTTGCAATCACACCTCCGCTATCGGGAGATACCCACGCCTCTATCGAGAACTTACCAAGAGATTGCATTGATGATTTCATTTGGCGGTGATTATCTCCATCTTGTAAAACATGTGATGATGTTCTTGCGCTATCACCTACTTTGTGACCTGTTTGTGTGAATCCACCTTGAGGGCATATCACGCTATCGTTAACACCGTTGAAAAACAACGCGTTGCTCGATGCACCGAATACTCCCATGTCATAGCCCCACAATCAAATCAACAGGTTGGAATGTGATACTACCCTCGTAAATGTTGTTTCCTGCATCATATCCAAAGTTCATTCCTACAACAGTTCCGCGAATACCTGTGAACTTATCATCGACTATGAAATCGACACCGTGAGGGTTTTTGTTTCCGCTACTGTCTTGTTCTTCGATGGTCCGCGCGCCCGTCATAATGAGTAAATTGCGCGTGACATAACCATCGTTTGAAGTGTCACTTGTTGTCTTTTGAACGAGAGAATTGTAAGGGATTTGAATACCAACAATGTAATCCCCCGACCTATCAGCGATTGAAAAATCTGTTCCGAGGCCGTTTCCTTTGTCAATGTCAAGACCTACATCTAAGATGCCACCCGATACTCCGGCGAGATTAGCATTGCCTACTACACCAATGAGGTCTTGTAGTTTATCCCCCGCGCTCTTACAGTTGTGTAGTGTGCCTCCACCAAAGAGTTCAAACTTTGGCTTTGACAATACTCCATTATCACTCCAAAAATTAGGCGTAGCGTTATTACCATCCGGTCCTAATTCAACTGATGTTATTGTCACTTTTGAGTTGCCTGTTGACGCAATAGAACCCGCACCTGCTGATATTGTTAGCGCGTTTAACATAGTGTCACTTGTCGAACCTGTGGATGTGAGTTGGATGTTGAAAGAACCATTCTGTGTGAAGGCGGCGACAACGCGCGAAGCGAGGTCTGCTCCTGTTGATACTGATTGTATGCCTACTGTCAACAAAGGTTGCCCTGTGGCGTATGTATGACTTGCTGTATCTTTATCAAACTTGATTGTGATAGGAGCGCGCACCCTGCTTTTGTTAGTGTATGCTGTTGCAATTTCAAATGTCTTATCATCCAAATTAGCAATTGATATTGCACCACCGTCACCTGTCATGAAGAAGTCATTACCTCCGCCCGATGTGTCAGCACTTAATCCAAAATCAATACTGCAAAATGCCGCGTCTTGTTGAAACTTTGTTGCCGCGCAATCGTCATCACGCAATACACAATCAATTGAAATATCCGACTGAACGGCGTTAATGTCGATAGCCATTCTTTCTGCGAGAACAGGGATAGGTATGACCGGAATAGAACGAGAGACGCTGATAGAGTAGGTAGTAGCATCGAGTTCGATGACTTTACCATCCTGTCGTATCAAGCGTATTCCTGCCATCACAAAGCACCTCTTCTATTACCATAACCTCTACCGCTACGATTCATTTCATCACGGATTGCTTCACCTATTTCGCGAGCGAGAGCGCGCTTATCGGTTCGGTCGGTTATACCGCTTGCGTTGATGTTAATTGTTATTGGCCCGCCACCGCCCAATCCAATACCTTGAGGATTATTCTTCTTGGTCAAAGGTATGACAGCCTCCGGTCCATCCTCACCGATTAGCGCGTTGGTGGGTTTGTTGACTATACCACCTTTTGCCAACTTGACTTTTGGTATTGTTGGCAATCCCCACTTCTTACCGCCAATCTTCGGAACCCATTTAGGTATCTTGATTTTCATTTTCTTAGCAAGCCAATTATAAGCCCCTATTACTTTGTTGATGATACCTTCCGCAGTTTGCTTTGCTATCCTTACCACACGACCCGGTATAGACACAAGCCATGCAAGAATACCTTTCCAACCGCCCGATAGCGCAATTTGAAATGACTTCCATAAGTCCATTAACAAATTATAAACAAAGATGAATGGGAATGTGATGATACCAATTATTGTCCCTGCTACGAATATGATTGCGGCAAGAACGACTTCAATTGCACCATAGATTAACAAAACAATACCCGCTATGATAGCGCCGGTCCATTCACCAATCCAAGTCAATCCGGCCCATATCATCTCTCCTAATGCCACACCTAACGCAACTATTTCATCCCAATACTTGATGACGACGGCAATAAAAAGCGCAATTGCCGCGACTATAAACACAATAGGCCAAGTGAACCCTACAAGGATAGCAACACCAACACCGATAGCAAATGCGCTAATTGCCGCTATCGCCCATCCAATCCAACCTGTGACTTTACCTGTGGCAAACGCCCAAAGACCAATAATACCACCGATAATAAGACCAACACCCAACAATACTGCTCCAACGGTTTGCATCAAAGCCGCTTTTGCCATTGTTGCCGCCGAGCCAACAATCACTAATGACGCTTTCAAATACAAAAATACACCAACAAGTGTTAGTATCACCGCTATTGATGCCGCAAATGCGGCAGTTGTGCTACCTGTTCCTTTCTTAACAAGTTGAAATGTGCCTACCATGAGCAAAAGCGCACCCGCAATCAGTGCCGCTTTGAATCCAAACAAGAACATGACAGGGAGCGCCAAAACCATCGCGGCTACTACAAGGTTAATTGCACCATACAAACCACCTTCGCCTTCGCCTGTCATAGCCATGATAAGACCTTTCAGCGCCTCATCGAGAACAGGTATGCCCTCCGTGTAATCTAACAATGGTGTTTCAGCACCTTGAAACGCGACTGATATTGCCGCGATAGCAAATCCAACGAGTAAGAATATCGAAAGAATAGCAAATATGTTCATTGTCAATCTTCGCCATAGTGACACTTGATTCTCGACCATCTTGTTCATCATATTCCCATAAGCAGTAGCGCCTACTATCGCTACCATCCACTTGGTCAAACCTGTCGCATTCTTTTCGACTTCTGCTTTCTGTTCTTCTGTTAGTTGTGTTGATTGGGACTGTAATTTACTAAAGATTTTGATTTGCTTGCCTAACCCTAAGAATGATTTACCTACCTGCACGATAGGGTTTTTGTTAAAAGCACCTTTCAGTTTGCCTTGTTGCTTCTCCATTATACCTGCGGTTTTACCGTAAGCGTTTCCAACAACTCCCAACTCTTGTAGCGCTGTTTTCAAATCATCGAAGTCTTTGGATAGTTTAGCAACATCAGTCATTTATTTCACTCCTTAATCGCTGAATGGCATAGGTGTTCCCGCGTCTGTTCCTGCTACGCTCATTTTACCCTTAGAGTCATTGGTTGCTTTTTCCATTTCTTCTGCTTCTATTTTTTTTGCCGCAGACGCGAATGCAAGAGATTCTTCAAACTCATGTAGCGACATGTCCCACACATCGCCTAAGCGTAATCCGTAATGTTTCGCTACAAAATACGCAGAAGAGTTCATGTAAATCTCAATGTCGAGTTCTTCGGGTTTATGTGACGGGGCCTTCATAAACGAATAAACTGTGTCTATTCGTTGTCCCCATCGCTCAAAGGGTTGTTAATCAAATCCTGTGGTTGCGGCAATAGCGCGGTAATTTGTTGAGCAACATATGGTTGTAGTTGCATCATTTGAGTAGGTGTCAGTCGTGGTTCAGTTTTCTCAACGCACTCCGCGAACATGTGTTTCCAATAAGCGGCAAGGTCAATATCTACTCCGCCTTGTGCGGTGATATTCAAAAAGGTCTTGATGGCATTCTGCATCTGCATAAAGGACAATTCGCGAATCCACACCTTCAATCCAATATCGGGATTGTTGGGGTCTACGCCAATCATATGTTCTTTTGCTGTTGTATTTACCAATAGGCTTACTGCGCTCTCAACCAACTGTGTCGGCTGTTTCTGTTTCGTCGGATTCATTACTTACACTTCCTGTTTCATCGCTTGATACTGCCTCTTCCGAGGGGGCATCTTCGGTCACTTCAACAGCCTCTTGCAAGGGGGCATCCGCGTCCAATAGACGGGCAACTAATTCCGCCTTCTTTCCTTTCACCGCTAATTGTTTAGCGCGACAAAGAGCGCGCAATTCTTCAACGGTTAGGGAATTGTAATCTGTTGGACCCTCTTCTTCAAGAGGTGTTGTTTCTTCAACCACTTCTTCTTCGATAGGTGGTTCTTCGGGGAATGGATTGCCGTCAGTCTTAGCGGCTTCGGGATTGAAGACTTCTTCTTCAACGATTTCTTCCTCAAGAGGTTCTGCGACATATGCGTTTTTTTCAACAGCGACCCATCTTCGGGTTCGCGCTCCGCCTAAGTGCATACTCTCTCGCATGATTACCGCCCCTCGTTCACCCGTTTCAAACTTTCCCTTTGAGAATAGACCATGCATGGTTCATTGCCATAGGATAGCCTGTCGCAACAAGATTTTGGGTTTCTTGTGGTTTGTCGAAATCTCGCACAGGCACATTTGGGTTTCGTCTGCCATCCTTATCGTGAACTTCTATTCCTAATTTTCGTCTGTGAGATGAAGATGGTTTAACATGCCTTTGATTCATTCTGCTGTTTTCAAGACCGCGCGCCTCTTCTTCATTCATAGGCAATCGGTCAAGATGGTCTAAGTCGCCTTGCGTTTGCATTTGATTCCTTCTTGGGTTAGCGCTACCGATAGGGCCTAATATCTTATCCGCGTGTTCTTGCCCTTCCGGTCCGCGATAGTTTCCGCCCGGAGCGCGTCGCCCGCTTCGTCCTTGTTTGGTGTTGTGTGCCGCCGTCACCTTCTCGCTGTTTGCTGAATTATTTCTCCTATTTGGGTCATCGTAATCCATATCATACGCTTCTTCTTCCATCTGTCGGCCTGTTTTGGGGCTGATACCCATGTTTTGCATATTTGGCTCGCGGTTAATTCCCGCGTTTGGTCTTGGCATAAGTTCAATCTTACGCCCCGGTAGCGGTCCTTGTGTGTTGCCACCCATAGGGTGTTCTTGATTAGGTTGTGGTTGAGGGTTCTTTTCAGCCCCTTTATTGCCGGATGAGTAAAAGTTGCCATCGGGTTGATAACCTTGTCTTTGAGCCATTGATACAACCGCAGGGTGAGGTTTAATTTCCGGCATATGGCTACCGTATTGAACATTGGTAGTAGCGACATTCTGTTTTAATACAGTCCATGCTATATTCATTGTGTTCATTATATCACAGTCCTAAAAATGCGTCGTGTGAAATGACACGAACATGCTTTGGCATGATTGTCATCTCGCTCTTGATTACACCCTTATCTTCGGGGATTGGTAGCGGTGCTTCGCTGATGATGTAATCATCAACTACGATGATAACTTCTTCGCGATTAGCACCCGCACCTGCTTTAGTAAGAGTGAGTGTAATTGGTTCTGTGTGACCGTGACTACGGTTAGTTCTGTATTCGTGCCATAGTAGCGGGTCGGAAACAATGATTGACAATTTCATTTCATATTCAACTTGTTTCTCAATAGTAAGGTTTGGATTGCGCGAACCGCCAAATGGAACTTGCTCAAGTGATTGACCAAGTGAGTTCCTTGATTCTCTAAACGAAGACCCGCGAACAGTCAAAAGGTTCTCGATATTGTTGTTTCCTGTAAGTGCAAAGTTTGTGATTTGCGCGAGGTTAACACCGAAAGCGCTAATCTGTCCGTTGTAAAAGAAGAACGGCTTCTCGGTGTTTGGTGCGATACCTGCCTTCTTTCGTTCTGCTTTACCGTTAGCGATGTTCTCAAACATTCGATGAGTGCTGTATCTGTCACCTTTGTTGCTGTTCTCAAGACGGCCTGTATCTGTGTAGCAATATAGCGCATCAAAGTTAACTGATAGTTTAACTTCTGCATCCGCGTCTGCGGCAAGTGAAAAGTCCTTTACTTTACATCCTCGCCAAATACGAGTTAGTTGCTTGTTGTCGGATGCTGAACCCGGTGCGGCTACGCTACCTGTTGCGCTTGCATTGTAAGAGCCGGTGTTGCGCGTTCGCATACTTGACTCAAGAGTGAATGAAGGAACGGTTGGTCCTTGAAATATCAAACGCGACATTCGATTTTGGATTTCTCCATAAGAACCCGCAGTAGTGTTGAAGTTAGGAGAGCCGGTTGTGTTATCATCCGCGTAAGCACAAACCTTCTGTGTCATGTTTGCAACAGCGTGGTCGAAGGTGAATGGTTCATCAACATAGATTCGCTTACCAACAGCATCATGCAAAATGACACGGCGGATTTCATTGCGTTCTGCGTTCTGCATATCAACACCGAGTCCATCAGCGCTACCCCATTTCTTAGAACCTGCGGCTTCTGCTCGGTCTGTTGGGAACTCAACTGCTGTTGCATCAACGATGAGTAAGTATTCTCCTGCACTTGGCGCGGTAGAAGGAGTCATAGTTCCTGTGTATTCAAAGTAAGTATCACCTGCGGCAATAGGTAATTCAGTATAACCACCGGCACATGTTGCTTTGACAGTAGATGGTTCATCAACAACCTGCGCGCCGAGGGCATAGTATAACCAACGAGCGCTGTTCATCATGGTTTCGATAGCGCCACCTTCGTTCTTCATGCTTTGAGGTTCTTGGATGACAACATCACGACCAAGACCAATAACATGGCTTCGACGGATTTCGACTTTGGTTTCCGGTAGTGATACCGTAGCGGCAAGACCTACGAATTGGTCTGTGAGAACAGACTCGTCCGATAGTTTAGCGCTTGCGTTGTAAGTCATTCCTGTGTCCATTGTAGGTGTTCCGATTGTGTCAATGAGTATTTCGTCATTATTATTTGATGCACCATTCTCTTTCATCTTTGGAGTGACTGTGATAACATTAGCGCTATTGGCTACAATGGTGTATGTATTACCTGTTGTAGCGTAATCGTCAGCGTCATAATTTGCGGTTGAACCTCTTACGCGAAGTTGAGAACCAACAAGCATTCCCGCAGGATATTTGAGATTACCATTTGCGTCGAACATTCCGCTTGTTGCTTGTGTAAATGTAATATCTGTGCAATCAGCGTTGTCGCTGTTGGTTGATTTTGTCATCACCAAACCACCTGCTGTAAGAGTTGCTACGGTTGCTGTTCCGCCTGTTCCTGTTCCAAGAGTCAAAACATCTCCGATAACATACCCTTTACCACCGGCAGGAGCGCCCGCTGTAAGAGCAGTAATGACACCATTAGCAACAGCCGTGACTACAACTTTGAAACCACTTCCTGCACCACCTGTCCCCATAGTGACTACATCGCTTACAGCGTGTGTAGCGCCACCTGCGGTGACAGTATATGTTAGAACACCACCTGTGCCGGAAACAGTATTGATAGTAATTGCTAACCCTGTTCCGCTACCTGTTGACGCGGATTGGGTGACTGTATTAGTTCCTGCATAACCCGAACCTGCGTCATCAACTCCCGAACTTGTCACTACGCCGTTTGCAATTGAGGCAATAGCAACTGTCGCGTCACCATCACCGCTACCGCCGGTCGTAGCGACCGTAGCAACAGAATACCCCGAACCCGCAGTTGTAGGAGCAGTAGTTAGTGTCGCTACGACACCACCACCAAATGCGCCGTGTTTAAGCGCTACTCCGCATTCATGTCCGAATGTTATTTCTGCTAAATCTCCTTTGTAGACTGTCGATACCATCTTGTTTCCCTCATTATTCTTATGCTATTAGTTCGCTGAAAATTACTATCTCAACTTGAAATGTCATGCGATGCAACCGCTTCGTTCGGTCCGAAAGGTCAGTTCGTGTTTTATAGAGTAATCGGTCAAAATTAGCCCCATCACCCTTTCTGTTCGTGTGAACGATACGCCGAATCTCATCTTCTATTTTTGACAACTGTGCGCGCCCCTCCATAGTCCGAGCATCAACTGTCACATTTATACGCGTGTGAACGAAGTCATAAAACACTTCGGGTTGCTCTTCATTATGCGCTGTTTCGTATAGAACGATAGCGTCCGAACGGGATAAATCAAGACGCTTACCACCCGGTTCAACGGTAGTTATGTCTTGGATGGTTGGTTTCCTTTGCGATGTATTACCGCGATTCCAACCATCATCGAATAATTTTTTGATAAGTTCTATTGATTCAAGACCCATCAAATATCCCTCCCGATAGGACTTTCATTGGCCGCTTGCTTCATAGCGGCCTCTATGATTGAATTGTAATCGGGATGTTTTGAATCCATTTTAGACCCATTTTTAAGCAGTATATTGCCTTCTCTATCAACCTCATATCCCATAGCATCTGCCGTCGCTATGAGAAAAATACGACCTTCGTTGCCGTATATTGACATTTTTCTTACTTCTCGTAGCGGAACTGCTAACTGCTTGAGCATAGCATCTTTATCATACAACTCACTCAAGCGTCATCACCTCAACATATCGCGGTAAGGTTTCCGCTACTTGAGCCTTTAGGAGTTGGTATTTTGAACCTAAATCAACATTTTGTGTTCCTTCGGGCAGTAGAACGCTACGGTCGTCGGATAGAATCAAATCCATCGCTACAAGTTTAGTGCAAATATCTTCAATGGCTTTCTCCACATAGCGCTCTCCGTAGACATAAGAAACTTTGACAGCGTTCCATGAGAAGTAAGGATAAGTGTTATTGAAGTAGATAATACCTAAATCATAATCAGCCCACCAATCTCGCAAACGCGCTTCGTCACCTGTTGAACCTCCAACATAATCAATGCTGAATCGAGTTTGATTTACAGAAGCACCACCTGTTGCCGCCGCGCTTATATCTCCTGTTAGGTCGGCAACACCGTTTAGCACATTACCTGTTTTACTTGTGTAATATCCAATGGCCGAACCAATTTTAATAAGACCGAAATCAACAAAAGGTGACGCGTCAGTAAGAGTTATTTCGGTTGCGGTTGAAGATACCACAGTTCCTACAAAGGAATTAGCACCTGTGATACTGATACCGTCCTCGTCTGTTATAGCGATAGTAGCGGTTTCTCCTGCATCACCACGACGCATACTTGTGATTTTGATTTGTCCTCCACCGTAGTCTGCGTTTGCGGATGACATAAACTCATGATGCACATTGGCAACAACTGAACCATCGTCTGCTTCTGCGTCTTCAAGACTAAATGAAGGAGAGAATGAAGTTGCTTCTTTACCACGCCTCAAATCTTTGTTGATGAGGTCGGATAATTGTTGCGCGGTTGTGACATTATCAAATTGAGCATTGAACTTTGATTTGGTAGTCCCCGCTGTGAGAGTAGCGATACCGCCACCACCGGGGCAAAGATACACTTTGTCGGTATCTGCTGTAAGTTTAGTGAAATCAAGAACTTTCAAACGCACTTCTGCACAAGCAATTTCGCGATACTCATGCCCTTGCCATACTTCAAGCCTCATGATTTGCTGAACATTGCGAAAGTAAAGAGGGACAGAACCGACATAATCCGTATAATATCGTCGTCGGTAAGGCTTGTAAGTATCGAAATTGACATATTCTGCTGTTTGTAGCATAGGTCGCCATGAATTGTTTGTGAGGTTGTCTATTTTGTCTTGAGTTCGCTGAATCAATGTTTCAACTTGTTTCTTTGTAATGCCTTTACGCCTACCATTTGTGAATGATTGTAGCGGTTGAATATACGCTTCGTCTGCTATGTCGTAATCGCCCGTTGTTCCACCAACCCATGTTATGACGACATTACTACCATCACGGTCAATGTCGGTTATAGTGACTTCTTCTCCCATTTCACTATTACTTGCGATTTCAATTTTATCTCCGACTTCAAAGCCGGTGTGTCTGTAATCGCTTGCTGTGATAGTAGCAGTTGTAGCGCCTGTGTTAGAATCACTTACGAGATAAACAGGGTCGGGTAGAGGTATCTGTAAAATGTCCGCTACCTTCTGTGCTGATGTATAGTATAAGCGCGTAGGGTCAAGTGGTCTTGATGCTCGCTCTCCTGTTTGAAATACGGTTGGCATTATTATCGCCCCTGCATCTTCGCCCTTTCTGCTTGCAGTTGCGCTTCTAACCTTTCTGCTTCTGCCCTCTTCTCTTCTATTTGTCTTCTAATCTCTTCAAAGTAAGGGTTGTATTCTTCTTGAACCCGTTGTGAATCTTTCGCTTGTTGTTCTTCTCTTTTTCGCTGTTCTTCTGCAAGCATTCTGCCAATTTCAGCAGGGTCATTTTTAAGAATTAAAATCCAATTCATCAAATCACCTTCTCAACCTTACCAAGATTGTATTCCATTGGTTTTTGACACGAACCACAGCGCTCAAGATAACAAAAATGAAGCATACCGCAATGACGACAACGAGTTCCGCTACCGATGTTTAACACATCACGGATGTTGCGCGAACGAATGTTCTGCTTTTTGATAACGCCTTTGAGTTTATCTCGTTGATTAGGGTCAACACGGTCGCCTTCGTCTTGTGACCAACCTTGCTTAGCCATTCTGTGAATGTCTTGTGGTGTCAATCCCGTCATGCTATCACCGTCATTGTCGGACGGCTACCACATAGATGTTTCCTTGACATTGGTATGCAGTAATTGCGTGAATACCTGCGGCGCTGTCGTTTAACACTTTAGCAATACCACCGGCAACGGTGTTAACCGTTTCACAAGCCTCGTTAGGCGTGAACTCATGAACTGTGACAGAAGGCAAGGTGAATCACCTTATCTCTTACCAATTGCAAACAGTTTTCCACCTGCGGCTACACCGGGGTCGGCGTGAACTACTGTGGTCCCATTGATAGCGGTTGTCGCGTTTGCACCTGCGGTTGCCTTGATAGCGCATACTTGAGCGAATAAAATCTCACTCATAAATGCGCTAAGGTCTGTGCTTGTGTCACCATTCGCGACTGTTCCGGTAATTACCAATAAGTCTCCTAATGTGTGTGGTCTGTTATCGCTTGTAAATGCCATTATTCTTCATCTCCTGTTGTGTTATCCATATCGCCTTCGCTCATAGAGTCTTCGGTATCTTCGGGTGGGTTAAGGTGTGCTTCGACTTTAGCGAGCAACTTTGCTTTGGTGTTCAATGCGCCGTATTCTACGCCGTTATCGTCCATCCAAGTCATAATGTCGCCCTTAGTCCACTTCATGTCGGGAATACCGTCATTACCTTCATCTTCTTTAGCAACAGGTAGCGCGAAAAGCACACCGTCCACTAAGAAGTCACCAACAAGCATTTTCGCATAATGGTCAACCCATTCTTGCGTTTTGCTTTCTGCTTTACCCCAAGTCCAAAACCCTAAGCGACCCATATTGCGACCCGCTTTGTGCGGACCTTTGTAAATCACCGTAGGCAAGTGGAATCACCTCATGCACCGAGCAATAGAACAGTCACTTGCACTACTTGATTACCTGCTTCGGAATCCAAGATAAGACAAGGCAATGCTCCACCTGTTGCGAGAGGCGCTACTGTATCGTCTGCACCCACTTTACCTGTGTTAGTCATTGTGATTGTAATGTCTTTCGCGGCTGTTGCCGAAGCATACCCGATAATTCCGAGAATCTTTGAAGCACCTGCTGAAAACAATAGAGGTTCAACAGTTGCCGCTTGAACGACATTTACTGTAAAAGTGACCAATCGTGGTCCTCCGTTGTTTGCTCGGTCTGTTTGTTGAGGACCGAATGAATCAGTCAACGCTCCATCACCCGGATAAGACGCACCGAGCCATGTTGTTTCATCGACAGGTGTTCCTTGTCTCAAGTCAATATCAGCAAGAATGTCAACGAGCGTAAAATCGCTGTCGGCTACTTTAATGCTAAGTCCATTTTCTGTTGTTGTTGTTGTTGCTACCATCTTTCATCATCTCCTTCATTGTAGGTCGCGAATTGAACCGCTTGCACCAAAGAAACTACCCCATAGTTCACCCATAGTTCGGTAAAGCCCTTCTTGGCCGAGCCTGTTAATCGCGAATGGGTCGCCGGTTTCGATACCGGATTCAAAGTATTGTGTCGGAATTGCAGTTTGGAACCACAAGTAATCAGTATCAAGGTAATAGATACGAGATAGTGTGTTTGCACCTTCATCCGGCATATCCTTTGTTGGGATAATAGGAACTCCATTGTATGTAGCAACAATAAATCCTGCTTCAATACCCGGAACACCCTTCACACCGGAGTATGTAGGAGTGATTCTCTTGGAGTCCATGAATCGCTGTTGAGATTGCAACAGTTGTTGAGCGCGCATAAGCGTATCATATCCTGTTAGCATAACCTTTGGATTACCACCGCGAGTCCAAATCTGTTGGAATAATCCATCAAGTTGGTTTAGCGATAGGTTTCGGTTAGCCGCCGCAATATCTACTTCTGCGCTATGGAAATCTTTGCTACCGTCGCGAGTAATAGAATACATATCGTGGTCAGTAGTAGCGCTTACATGGCCTGTTCCTGTGGTCATCTTATCCGGGTCGGATGTAAGACGGTCAAGGGATTCAAAGTTGTTTCCGGCAGGAGTGTCAACATCAACAAGAAGCATCTTGTTAACCATTTCAGCGTGATGCTTACCCATTTCTTCTTTGAGAACTTGGCGAACATCTCCAAGACCGTCATCCTTGTCGGACAAGAACATGCTCACTTCGGACAAGTCAAAAGTGTGCGCGATGGTCTTTGGTTTTGCGGCAACATGAAGGAACTCCGGCCTCTTGGTGTCCGGTAGCGTTCCGTTTTCTGCAATACCGCCTGTGACTCCGCTTTCAGCGCGCTCGGTTAGAATACGCCATCCACTTCGCTCCCACGGCTTCTTAGGTAGAATAGAGAAGGCGTTGAACTCTTGGTTCAATTGTGACCAAACCTTACGACCGTAGACCGCTTGGTAAGTTCCGGCTGTGGTTGACATCATTGGGCTATCTGCTTTGAGAATGTCCCCTGCGCCGTAGGTGTAGCCTGTTTGAGCCGCACCACCGTAGTAGTATCTTTCCATATCTTGAACTGTTCTTACATAATTTCGTGCCATATATTTCACTCTCCCCTCAATGCTTTGTCGGCCATGCGGTGAACATCGTCCCACGACATATTAGCCATTTCCGTAGTATCGGGAATTGTAATTGATGTAGTCGAAGCACTCTTAGTGAGTGTTTCTCCGCTACCGGATGAAACGCGGTTGATGCGCTCATCAAGTGCAACAACAGCCTTTTGCAATTCAAGAAGAGGTTTGCGGGAGTCAAACTTTGCTCGCGCTTTCTCATTCTTTGCAATTCGCTGTTCTTTGGATAGGCGGTCTGCGAAGTAATCTCCGAGAGAGCCTTTGAATTGTTGTTCAACGGATGCGGCCTTGTAGACTTCGTAAGCCGCTTCAATATCGGATTGAGAAACATTTTCGGGCATAATAAAATCTTCACCCTTAATGACATTCTTGTTTCCGCTTGGAGCGCTACCCCAATTCTGCTTAGGTCGCTTTGAGGACTCGCCTTCACCTGCTCCTTCAAGAGAACCTTGTCCTCTATGGTCGTAGCCGGATTGTCCGGGTCCATATCCTTTGTTCACGCTATCGAAATGAGCGCGAGCATCTGCAATATCATGTCCGCCGGACTTTGCTGTTTGCTCAAGCCAATTAAGATAGTCCATTGTTATCATATCGTCTGCTTTGTTAGTCATATTCATGTCATCTCCATACATCATATCGTCCGTTTCGTCATCTTCTTCCTCTTCCTCTTCGTCGCCTCCGAGGTCAAGTTTAGGTTTGTTGGACTTTGGTTTGTCACCGAATGGGCCGGGGCTACCGTCACCATCGGGGTCGAGTGATTCGGGCATTTTTGATTGGCCCTCTTTATCCTCGTCTTTCTTCTTTTTATCATCTTCTTCTTCATCCAATTTCTTGGATAGTCGTTCTAATACATTTTGTAGTTCACTCATTGGGTCGGTCATAGTATCACCTGTGTCCTCCTTTAGAATACGAAATTGCGCTTCGGGGTTAATACCCTTCTCACAAATCGTCACCTCATGGAGTTCCATACGACGGATTTCACGGTAGTCACCGCGAGTAGCGTCGCTTTTGTTGACGCGCTCAAAGGCTTGACCGCCTATTGAGAACGACCGTAGGTTGCCCTTACGGATTTCGGATGCAACTTCGCGGGCTTTTTCAATATCCCCGCGCAGTTGAATAACAACAAACATACCTGTGTCATCCACTTCGGATTTCCAAACACGACCGTTGCTATCTGTGTAAGAAGGAATAACCGTTCCTACTTGAATGTTAGAGTGTGCAAGTTGCACATTGCGGAATGCTTCTGCTTTCATGAATCCGCCAAATGCGTCTTTCAAAGCGCTACGAGTAATAAGGTCGCCTTGCTTGTCAACCATCTCGACAGAAGCATAGCCCGCTACAACCAAATCATCACCGAATCCCTTGAGAACAAGGGGTGAAGTGGGTGAAGGTGCGAGAATTGCCATCGACTCGTTCAAGCGCTACAAGTATATCAAACGCGCGGTTTGCTTATGGTGATGTTTCCTTTGTTATCTGTAATGGCTTCTTCGCCCGCAGTAGTGCGAATAACCTTTTCTTTTTTGTCAGTTTTAGCGGGCTTCTCTTTGTAATCGCGCGATGCAGGGTCAAAGTCCGGTAGCGTATCATCGTTCATGTTGGTAGTTGGTCCTCGCGGGGACTCAACATCTGCATCTGCGTAATCAACCCCAAGACCTTCTACACCTGTGTATGTGATTTTCTCTTTCTTCAATCGCTCAAGACCGCGCTCAAGGAGTTCAAGACCTTGTTTGATAATCTCTTCTTCTTTTGGAAGTATTTTTTTCCGTTCCTTTGTGTGACCTGCGGGTGCTTCGGGGTCTACCTTTTTACTCTTGTAGCGCTTCGGAGTATTCACGGCTTTTTCTTGGTCTTTCTTGAGAAGTATAGTCGCTATTGGCGACCAATGAGGGCGCATATCTTCGGATAGTTTGATGAAGTAATCTTCTCCATGACCCCATAGAGTCCTTTGAGGTTCAAGCATCCACCCACCTTCTTCTCTATCGACTTTGTAAATGACTTCATCATCAAGTGATGGAAACAGAATGTGTATAGCGCCTTTATTCAATCTAACTTTGTGGGGTATTTTTGAATCGCTACACATCAAACTTAGCGATTCAACACTATCTGCGGCTTGAGGATGTGCATCTCGGTCAACTCTTGCCGAGCGCAATTTGTATGTAGGGTTCTCATCACCCGCTTTTGTAGCACCTGTGCAAAATACGGAGATGTATTCGCCTTTGTCATACCCTCTTGGGCCTTTAGCGCTACCAACATCCATGTAGTGTTGACCATTCAACTCTACTGAACGCGAACCGTAATGTTCGGGATGCATAATTGGACCAACACCGATACGATAATTCATTCCTTTACGGTCAAGAATAATCACATCAATCTTCTTTTCTTTACTCAAAAGAATCCACTTAGGGTGTCGTATCTCCCCTCTCATGTATGTAGCCGATGCATCGCGTAGCAGTATATCACAAGAAGATTCTTCGCGTAATAGATGAATTGCTTCTTCTAACCCTTCGTCATCCGCGCGCTTTGTGTTATACGGTTCGGGCATTTTGATATGTTCGGATGATTCAAAGTGTGCGCGTAAATGCCTAACTCGGTCTTTAGCGGGCATGTTGTGAGTTTTCTCATCTGCCGCCTCAAGTAAGTCAATGAAGTAAAGCATATCTCCATCAATTACTGCATGAACAACAAAGTCTTTTTCGTTGACTTTGCTCATCTCATCATCTATATCTTCGGTTAATTCAACCAACTTCATATCCGCATTATACGCTTTCACACGCTTACCTTTCTTTTGGAGTATAATTGGTTCACCTTTAGGAATATGCGACGCTACCCAATCACCGCTAAACCCGCGTAGATGTTTCAAGTCGCTGTAATCAAAGATTCTGTGCATTGATTTTACAGGAACAGGGCGACCGTCCTTCTTGTAAATGAGCGTATCGTCGGTTAATGAGTCAAGAAGTTCAATGTCGGACCTGTTTAACATTTGACCCGACCCCATATCGTTGAACACAGGAAAGTTGCTATTAACACTTTCACCGGGAATACCGGATGGTTGCATAGCGACAGGTGGATATAGCGTATTCCCATCTGCTGATATATCGTATTGTGGCAATTCCGGGTGAAACTCACGAAGCGCGTAAGGGTCCATTCTCATCCTCATATTTGATTCACCTTGATGATAATCACCATTATCGTCATGAACTATGAGTCTGTTCTCTCTCAATCCGTGTGTAGCGATTCTCCTTGAAGGTCGAATAACATGACCAAAAGTTCTGTTTGCTTTAGGGCAAGTATGAACAGCAGGTAATTGTATTTCATTAACACCAACACCGCCTGTTCCAACAGGCTCAAACTGTGTGTTGATTTTACCTGCTTCGTTAGTGACACCTTTTACATCACCTTTCAAACGCTCAATGAAATTACCGAATCTTTCTGTTAGATTTTCAAATCCCTTATCGCCTGTGTCTTTCTTCAAAGGTGCTGTCTTATGCGGAACTGCTTCGATAGCGTTAGCGCTACCTTTGGATTGCTTAAGCAGGGCGCGATACACTTTGTTTAGCGCGTGTATTTCCGAATACATAGAATAATTAACATTCCCTGCAACTTTAGGTCGCCCTGCGATTTTAATTCCTTCACCGCCACTCATCAAAGGTGTATATTCATCGAGTTCGGCTTCATGATGGTGTCCTCCTTTAGCCGATTTGTAATTGTAAGCCCTTTGACCGTCACCTAAACCAAACTCCTTAACTGAACCAATAGGTAATTCTTGCATTAAGTTTTGACCGCCCGTATCAATCATTTTACCCTCTTCGTCTTTCTCGCGACCTTTAGCGCGATGAGGTATATATCGAGCATGTAGAACATCTGCAAAGTCTTGAGGTGTAGCGTTCTTAGGTAATACGCGACTTACTTCATCAAAGATTTTCTTCACTAATTCATTTTTCTCATGAGGTGGGTAATGGCTTGAGTCCAATTCACCATTGACATATCTTTGCATCATACTCATGACTGATTTATCATCATCATCCATCTCTATGTTGCGTCGAATGTCGCCACCTTGCCATGTCTGCCTTTGTAGCGGCATAGTCACATCCTTTGTGATTCTGTTGATACGCGACTCAATAGCGGCAGGTTTCATACCTTGATTCTCAAAATGAGACTTTAGGATATTCATAACCGATTCACTTTGCCCGCCATCGCGCGAAGACTGAACCCTTGCATTCTTTATCCAATTCTTTCTCTCTTCGGGGTTTAATGTTCTCATCCATGTTTCGCATAGATGCGCGAGCATCTTGGTATCAGCCCATGCTTGATTTGCAAGTTTAGGTGTGTGAGTTTGAAACATATCGGGGTTAGCCCATTTCAACAAAGGCTTCATTATTTGACTTGCCGCTACTGCTTGAGCATGCATCTCTTGCGCATCGTCCAAGTAGTTTTTGCGTAATTCGTCTTCTGTGATTTCGGGCATTTCACCTACTTCGTCCACAACATGTCGTGCCTGTTCAGTTGCTAATTTTTCAAAATTAACTGCGCTTTCTGTGCGTCCATGTTTGTGTTCTATTCTTGCGTATCTTCTTAAATCCGATAGCGCATCTTGATAATGTGATAAAGGGTTAGGCGCGACAATATATTGCTTTCCTTCACCGTAATACCCTGTAAAGTTAGGCTTCTCCATCACATCATTACGCAATCTGTTCCTTTCAGCGAAACCTAATTCCGAAACATTTGAACCGTTTGAAGATTGATGAAAACTACCACCGTCGCTATTTGTAGCCATCAACTCTTGTTCTAACTCTCTTCTACTGTCGATGTTATCTTTTAGAGTGTCCGGCAATCGAAGAACACCTCCGTCTTCATGAAAGCGTTTCATTGCCGCCTCATATTCGTCTTTGTCATAAACCGCTATTTTTGCATTGAATGGGTTATCGTCTTTGGTAGCGCTAAGTAATTCATTTTGATATATTTCACCTGCGTCTTCACCTCTACCTAACGGGTCGCGATGTTTGGTTTTGTAGACTGTATGTGGCATGGTTTGTTTTTCATGATGAGTTGAATGGTCCTCTTCGCTATAATTGTCAATACCGTGATGTGCTTGAAAGAGTAAAGTGTGCATCATGAGCATACGGTTGTATGCATCATCTTTGCTTACTTCGGATGAATGAACGCTTTGTTTCTTTTTTCCCATTACACCTTTACTTGGGCTGTGTCTTTCAATACCTCTTACATCGCGACCAAATGTTGAATCTCCAACCCGTCTTAGCGTTGCGCCGTCTGCGTCTTTTTTTGCACGACTCTTAGAAACCCCACCTAATGTATTCGATATAAGTCGCGCATGTCTCATTGCTAAGATGCTGTCACTTGGTCGGTTTTCATTCTCTAAATCTCTCACCCAATGGTGATTGTAATCTGCTGAAAAGTGGTTGGGGTTCCTTTGATTCTCATCATGCGATAGTAGCGGTGTAATGAGTCCGGCATGTCCGGCTGTGACAGGGGATGATGTTTGTTGATAACCACCAACATATTCAACAAGACCCATTTCCGGTAATTTATCCTCCATGTATTCTTCTTCGTCAACATCTTCTGCTTGTGTAGCGGTTGGATTTCTACCCACTCCTTGCGGGAATGGAACTCGGACAGACTTACCTTCTTCGTATTGTGCTAACAATTCATCCTGTTCAGCCTCACTCATTTCTGCGCGCCTCATAGCCGCAATCAAATCCTGTTTGATGTTCGTGTGCGCGGGGTCATCGGGTTTAGATTGAAACACATCTTGAAACAAAGTAGGTTTCATGTAAGAAGAACCTAAACTATCAACAGTATTTTTCACAGAAGGTAGAACTCTTTCGCGCATTTCATCATCAATCATTGGTTCTTCTTGAGTGACAAAGACAGAAGGGAATGCTTCATTCACAGCATCGTCAAAGTGTGACCACTCTTCACCATACGCGCCTTGCAGATTACCGATAGCGTGACTCATGTAATACAGAAGTGTTTTATCCAACTCCGGCACACCTTTCAAGGGGTCGAAGAAATGGTCTTTCAACTTGTAAATGTGTTTAGAGTTATTCAAGAACTCCTTATTATCCGCTGTTGAGCCTTTCTCGCCATAGATTTGTGCAAATTGATTCATAACTTGTCTCAAATCTTTTTCATCTAACGCAGTATGATAATTCGGGGTATCTTCACCTTCACCTATATCGTCAAGTAGCGTAGCATCTTCGTTGGTAGAAGAAGGCAAACTTGCGAGAACATCGTTTTGCATCTCTCGCGTGATACCTGCTTCATCAATAAGCGCTATTACATCCTCGTCTTGGAGGTTTTCATTTCCCACCCCTATTTTTAGTAATTTCTGTTTGAAGTCTTTATTGCGCATCATATCTTGCTGACCGCGCGTTTGACCAACTGTTCCTCCGGGTAATGAGTTGAAACCGGATGTGCCGACATTGCCCGAATAGACACCATGTAGCGCGTTAGCAAAAACAGAAGTATGTCTTGTGAGAAACCCTCTTGCATTATGCCCTAATATCCTGTTGATTTCTTTATCATCAAAGCGAGGATTAGTCATTTCGTAGTTAACATCATCTATATGACCTGCGCCATCTAAGAACCATTCCGAGAACTTTATCTTGTCTTCGTAATCAATAAGAGGTATGCCAAAATACATCATCCAAAATCCCGAACGGTATTTAGCGCTATCTCTTGACTCACTCTTCGCCTTCAATCGCTTCGTATTCTCTTGCTCTATCCTTCCGCCTTCACCATACAGGTTATCCCAAATGTAATCATCGGGAACTCCGCGCAACTCCCATATCTTGTGTTGAAAGAAGTGATTTTTTAATTGTGAGTTCACCAACAAGTTTCGTGCATTCTCATCACTTTTGTATGTGCCATTTTCCTTTCTGTTTTTGATGACGGCTTTCAGTCTATCTTCATTGATGGTTAATGATGTGAACTTATCATTGAACTTATCCCTATACTTGCGAAAGTTGTCTACATATTGTTTGTTATATCCTGCTTCGTTAGCGGAATTAGACCATTTACCCATGTTTTGAGATTGAGCCAATCTTGGCTTGATACCCATATCAGCCATAGCGCTATCCATCAGTTTGCGCGTAGGTTCACCATCCATTTTACCGTTAAAGATGGATTGAATCATTTGAACCATCATCGGAGAAGAAGAGTTGGATGAAGCGAATGATGATTGAGAGTGAGTGAGATTTAAGTGACGGAAAGGGTGTTCTTCTGCGTCGGGTGCGCTACCTTCACGCGGTTTTGTTGGTATATCCCAACTCAAAAAACGCTGTGCGAGTTCTCTTCTGCGTTCGGGGTTAGGGTTTTTACCATTAGGTGAACAATCGTGCCAATCATCAAAGTCAAACATTAGTATCGCTTCTTTAGGATGCTTTTGACCTCTTGTGACATCTTGACTACGCGTGTTGATAATGTTGGCTTGCTCTCTACGGGGTAAATCACCACTTGTGACTGTCGCGATTTTGGCTTTCGCTAAGTAATTTTCAATATCGTGAATAAAAGACGGAACAAAAAGTCCATGATTCTCTAAATTGTTTGCGCTAAACATCACATCTGCGGCTTCATTGAGCGCAGAATAACCTTCAAAATATGATTTGAGAAAAAGGTCTATCGTGCGCGTATGATATTGTGTAGGACTGTCTTTTGACACACAATCACCACCTCAATAGTAATCGGTCATTGTGTATGCACCCGGAGGATTCTTATCCGATTTATCCCCTGCTGTGTTTTCATGTGCAGACAATGCATCGTCGTGAGATGAATGTTGCATAGCATCCAAGTTGACTTCTTCTTTCTTTGGTTCTGTTCGCTTAACATCGTCTACTACAATGTGGCGTTGGTTAGTATCGAAATAGCCTGTTTTAACAGCCTCGACACCTGTGACATTTTGGAACAAGTTGCCTACTTTCGTATCAAACTTGTCTGCAACAACTTTTGCTTCTTTGAGTAGCGCTTCTAAATCCGGTGCTTTTTCACCTGCTTCAACTTTCATTGGCTTCATTGGTCCACTCTCCTACCTTCTGCTTGTGCGGCTGTGTTAGCCATTGCGTGAATATCATCCCATGACATTTCATGCCATTCTTCATTTGAAGACGGCATAGCGATACCGTTCATAGATTCACTAATTTCTTCTGCGGCTTTAGAGATAACATTGTCGCGCTCTCCACGAAGAGGGTCGCCCCAAACATCTTCACTTGCAGGAGTGACGGCTTTAACAAAACCCGACTTTCGCAACATTGCTTGAGGGTTAGATACTTGCTTTCGCAACATACCTAACTCGGCATCCATAGCCTCCATTTTACCAATAAGGGCTTTCATCAAAAGCATAGCGTCTGCTTCATCGGGCAAGTTTCACACCTGCCCTTGCTTCTTGAAAACGCCACCAATTCTATCCGGGCCAACATAGCCCAAAGGTCGCGATTCTCCTTTAGCAATGACATTTTCGATACTGTTGAACTGCATTACAGGAACACCGCCCGCGTATCGGTCATTGATTCCTGTAATCTTAACTTCGTTTTGTGATTTGTAAATAGCGGTCACATCATCAGCGAGGTAATCGCTTGTTGTTTGAATACTTCGCAAAAACTGTTCTGCTGATACAAGGTCATTGTTTGATAGCGCAACTTTGAACTCGGCCATAGCCGTTTCTAATTTGCGCACCATCGGGTCCATCTTGTTAAGAGAGTCGCTCATAACTAAGGCCATTACCGCGCGACCTTTCAATGTATCGCTTATCAAAACCCACTTTCTTGATTCTTACTCGTAGGGTCTTTTGCGGCTTCTACTGCGTCAAGTGCTTGCTCGGTGACAGTCTTTTCCGAACCTCTTTGATTCTTCTTAGATGATGGCGCGCCACTCAAATGTGTTTCGGATGAAATAGGTGCAGGTCCGTTGTCGCGTTGCCCTGTGCCTTCACCAAGTCCCGCTACACCGCCTTTTTCCATCATCATAATTTGACCTCCGGGTGGCGCTCCGCCTTGTGGTGGTAGCCCCCCGCCACCTTGAGGCATCATCGCACCGCCCATTGGAGGTGAGCCTTGTTGTGGAGGTGGCATTGGCATACCGCCTCCCGGCATTGGAGGTGGCATACCGCCCGGTGGTGGGTTGCCGGTAGGTGGCATTGGTGGTGCGCCGCCGCCACCTGCGGCGTTAGGGTCTTGTTGTGGTTGAGGTTCGGGTTTCTTGTAAGTGAAACGAATATCGCTACCTGCACCTTCTGTGAGTTCTGCTTCAAATCCAAGTTGTTGCATACGCTGTGCGATGTTAACTTCTTGCTCATCGCGTCGTAGTCTTGTCACATCATCTTCTTCTTCGTTAGGGTAAAGAGTTAATTCCCAATCTTCAACACCCATCTCGTTTAGCAAACGCGGGAATATATTTTTAGCATATATTTTTTGTCCGTATTCAACAGCGCGATTTGTGACAAGGATTTGCATTCCTTCATTGTTTAGTCCGCCGGATTTACCCGCGTCCATCATAAAAATACTTGAAACACCATAGAAAGCGGCTATACGCATTCTTACTTCATCGCGGATTTGAGAATACTGCATCTCATCAAGACTATCCATGAAGCGAACGAACTCAACTTTACCGCGACCGGACGCTGATTCAATACCAACTTTAGGTATGTAATGCGGGTCGCGTTCCATCTTCTCTTCTGCCCCCTTCCAAAAAGAAGCAGTAGATTGAATGTTATCGGTGGTGATTGCAAGAATACCGCGAGGGATTCTTCGCTTTTGATATGCAAGATAAATGTAATTATCCATAGCGGTGAGAGTTTGCGCTTGTCTCCACATAGTAGCGACAGGGCTACGACCATACAGTTTAGATGGATTGTATTTGCTTGTGTGAATTATTTCTCCGTCGATGTAGTATTGTGTTTTACCGCTACCTGCTGTATTGATGAAATGAACATCTTGAAGAGGTAATCCGCATCCTTCTACATCGCAATTGTGATGGTCGCCATTATGCGGATATGTTTTATCGCGATGAACAGGACATATGAGATACCTGCCACCTCTTGCTCCGCGCTTATCAGCAACTATTCTCATGAATGTGGGGTCGCCTCTCATGATTTCTTTAATTCGCATAAACGATATTTCTCCATTATCGGGGTCGATGAAATACTCTTTGATGAGGATAAGGAAACAATCATCAACAATATCTAAATCCCATTCAATTTCACGCATAACATCCATGAATGATTGGTCCATACTGTTTCTTTGGTCTAAGAACCAACGCGGGTAGAGTATTTCGTCAACATCGGGAGAAGCAAACTCCGTATTCCCGCATAAACGACATTCGGTTATTGTATCGTGTTGGTATTCTTCTCCACAGTTTGTGCATTTCTTGTGAAACTTCTTCTCCCAATAATGCCCGCGTCTAAATACTTCTTGACAAAGTGTGTTAATCGTAGTTCTCAAAACAACGGATTCTTGGACTGTTGCGTATAGAGCAGGAATACTTACACCTTGAACAAGAACAGGTTCTTGAATACCGCTTTTCCATAGCGGCATAATAGGTTCGGGAGTTGTTCGTCGTCGGAATGGTTTAGACAGCGATGATAGGAATCGGCCAACAACGCCTTTTTTCTCTTCAACCATTAAATCAGCCTCTCTATACGGTGAATGTCGTCCACAAGGCGGATAACTTCATTGTCCCGTTGTCCCCATGCAAGGACTTCATGCTCTTCAACTTTCCACTCTCGGAGTAGTTTGTCGCGCTCTTCGGGAACATCCTTCCAATTTTCCCACTTAACAACACGGTATAATTCATCTCTTCTTGACTTCACTATGTCGCTTTTTCGTCCGCGCATATCAAGCAGTTCTAAGACCGCTTTGGCTTGACCTTTCTTCATTTGAAGATGTGGTGAAATACCTTTGAGTAATTTGCGTAAATCATCAGCACCGTAGAATTGAAGCCTGTGCTGTGTGCGCTTGCTATTCTTGTGTATTTTCAAATCAGTTTGAAGAACTCCACACCCAAGAGATTTATGCAATTGTTCACAATGCAATTTACCTCTACCTCCTGTCGCTACAAATCCTGCTCTTGGTTCTCCGCGCTTAGTGATTGTGATATACCCGTCAGCGTCGAGGAAACCTGCGGCGTAAGCCCAAATATCTTTGACGATAACCATATCATTACGAACTATTCCGTAGTTTGTTCCAATCTTCTCAATATCAAACTCTATTCCATGCGTTTTCAGCATGGATGCCATTTTCCTTATCGTTAGATGCTTTGGTGAACCTATTGAATTGTAAATCTCATTTGAAGATAGCGGACCTCTATCTGTTAGCAAGTTTGCCGATTGTGTTAGCCATATAGCCTCTTGCTTCTTAATTGCGTCAATTGGATGTAGCGCCTTTTTCCATTGAGATTTAGCATCCTTTCTCATCTGTCTTGAATCGAGCCATATTTGCAACTGCTCTTCATTGAAGTCACCTTCGACTTGTGATAATTTTGTTATTACATCATTGGCTTTTTCCCACATAGCGCATGCTCTTCGTAATGATACTTCGCGCGATACACCATGTTTCCTCAAAGCGTGAAGGTTTCTGTCGGAAACCCCAAGAGCGCGTATAGATGAGAGATGATTGTCAGCCCACGGAAGAGATTTCAATGTTGATTCTACTTCTTCTCGCTTAGCGATTCTTATTGCGTTGATTGCAAGGTCAATGTCATCTCGCATATCCTTTCTTTCGCGACGAGCCATTCGTAATTCCTTAACCATTGATTCAGCATCTTTACCAAACATTGATTGAAACCACCCGTTGTGAGGCATAGCGCTTTTGAGTTGTTGAGTTGGCTGAACGCTTTGTTGAGCGACAACCTCCTGTATTTTCTTCTTCTCTTCTTCTTGCTCTTGAGCATCCGGTTGAGATGCGACGCTTGGTGCGGATAATTCACCTTCGCCTTGTGATTGTGTCGCGGGTGCATCTCCTATATTAGCAGAAGAAATAGAGCCACTTGCTTTACGCAAAATAGCGTCTATCTCTTCGTCCTTTAGGATTGAACCCGTCCACATATTAACAATTCCACCTTTTGAGAGATGCGCCTTTTGGTGTCAGTTTGCCACCTTTGCTTGTAGCGCCTTTCATCCCGCCCATTCTTGCGCAGAATGATTTGCGTCGCTTGGCTTTCTTTGAACCGGGTTTAAGTTTGCTCGGTTTCGTCGTGACCGGAGGTTTGAGATTCGCGCCGGATTTGCGCTTTGCGGCGGCACGACCCTTAGCGTTTAGTCCACCTTTAGGACTATGCTTATTTGGATTGTAGCCGTGAAACGGCTTAGACTTCTTCTTCGCTTTCAGCATCTCAAATGCTATCTCGTCCGGTGTGCAACACTCGCAGTATTCTTCGTTCAATCAATCAACCCTGCCATCATATCATCAATATCGACTATTCGTTCTCGGAACTCGGTAGTTCCCCAATGCGCTAAAGCAAGCGCGATAGCGAAGTCATCGTGGCGACCGATGCTATCCAACTTGCCCTTCTTTGACATGCCGAACATGAGTAGTTCGCGTTCTAACTCGCTCATAAGGGTTCGGGAGTTTTCGTCACCCCACGGCAACCTTAGTTGCTCTTTCTCAAAACGCATAACTAATCCCATGAGAAGCGATTCTCGGCGTTGCCGAGTTGAAATGAATGTCTTAATTGGTAAGTCTGTGTCCGCGCGTAATTCAGTAGCGAACACACGCTGAAAGTTGTTCGCTTCAAGTTCTATAACATCCGGTCCAAACTTTGAGTTGAGTTTTTGAATCTCCATAATCTGTGTTCGGAAATCCATATTCTTTCTACGAACCACATGAACTAACTCAAGCAGTTCGGGATTAGTGGATGGGCGACGAAGCACCACCATAACGGTGTAGTCAGCCGACCTGTCCGATGAAATAGCAGGGTCCCAACCGACGAAGTATTGGTCATCGGGGTCGCCATCTGCACGATTGATGATTCTTAAATCGCTATCTTTTGCGGCTTGAAGAACCAACGAAGGGAATAAACTGCTCATATCATCCATTGGTTCACACAGGTATTCGCGAGCAAATGCAATAGCGGGCATATCGTTTCTGCGCGCATCAAGAGAATCTAAATCCCACCGTTCCGGCCATAGCGCTACACCTTTAGCGTTAATAGCGGGGTATGTTTCTACGAGGTAGCCCTCACGCTGTTCTAATTCTGTGTAAAGGTCAGTTGGTGTGAACGGTGTTCCTACAATCATCAATTTTGAAGAGTGGTGGAGTGTAGGGACAAGAACCTCATAAAACCAACTTGCGACTCTTTGAAGTTCGGTATCTGTCGTTCCCCACAGAATGTCGTCGCATAGAATGAGGTCGGGGTGAATACCACGAATAGCACCACCAACAGACTTCGCGCTGATGTTTGAACCATTGCTAAAACCAAAGAATGTCTTTGACCAAGAATCGGGTTTCTTCATGCGCGCCATGAACGGTATTCCATCTATGAGGTCATTGAGTGTTCTCATATGGTGAATAGATTGATGCAAACTGTGGCTGATAAGAACCGCTTTACATTTTGGATTAAACGCTACTTTCCAAAGAAGGTAGCCGAGGAACAGCGTTGATTTACCGTGGTCACGCGCCGCTTTCACACAATAGCGCCGTTGAGCCTCAAGATTGTCATACCACTTTTCGTGATGATGCGATAATTGAAAACCAAGAATATCTTCAAAGAAGAACTTGAAGTCGCGCTTAGCAACTTCGTAGTCTATCTCTTCAAGTGTTTCAAGGCTCAAGCCCTCCATAGGGCAATCACCTCACATTCAGCCTTTTGAGTAAAGAATCCCAAGCATGAGTTTCGTCATAAGATGCTAAGAAGTTATCATCATCATCTAATTCTTCTTCTTCTTCTGCCGGTGCTTCTTCTTCTTCTTCTTCTGCCGGTGCTTCTTCTGTCTTAGGAACTTCACCTTGACCAAACTCCGTTTCAGTAGCCTTCTTCTTCTTAGGAGTAGCCTTCTTCTTCTTAGAAGTAGCCTTCTTGGGCTTCTCAACTTCACCTTGACCCAACTCCGGTGCTTCTTCTGCGACCCCTGCTTCTTCTGCAATCGCCTCCGCTACTTCGGGTGTAGCGTTGCCGAATGTTGCCATAATAGCGGAGATAATATCCTTCTTTGACATTTCGCTTCCTGTCGCCTTTCTCTTATTTTTGAGTGCCGCGACTAATTCTTTCTTAGTAGGAGTTTTGCCATCTGCAACTAACGGTGTAATAGCACTAATCCATCCCTTTCTCGCAGTTCCTTTTTTATGAGGAATAGCATTGTGCCAAGCAGGAGTTTCGGCTCCCGCGTCAGCCTGTGGCTTTCCGCCGGTTTGTGCCGCCGGATTATCAGTTGCCGGTTTTGGCATTGAATCGTCCAACGCGGCGGAGTCGATACCTGCGCCCATCTCTTCAACTTCTGCGGCTTCGGTATCTGTGATAGGGTCTTGTTGACCATCAAGGCTACCTTGACCAAACTCTTCTGCGCCACCCATACCTTCATTATTTGCGGCTTGCACTTTTTGATGACGCATTGGGTATGGCCTTTCGGGATTCTTATTCGGGTCGCTATTAGCCGCCCAATCAGCATTTGCTTTATCTTTCATTCTGTCCTGCCTTGTTCTGTTCAACCTACGACTTTGTTCAGTTCCGCCACTCAATTCATTGGATTGTGAAATTAACGCAACTTGTTGGTCATAGCGCCTTCGTTCACTTTCACTCATATTATCGGGGTCCATTCCTGCAAACTCGTTATCGAGAATGCGTTGTGCCGCCATCGCTGATTTACCCGCCTTAGCCTGTCGCCTTCTGTCGTTTCCTTCTTGAACATAAGATGCGAGATTCCTCATTGGTCTTAGCCTGTCGCGCAATCGGTATCGTTCTTTCATTCCGTCTGCTGAACCTGCTTGAGCATCAATAGCGCCACCACGCGAATGAGCGCCACCTGTGAATAGATTCTTCATTCCCGCTACCATTGCTTGACCGGGTTTTCCTGCTTGCATCAATTCCTTACCTGTTGGTTGTGGATTGTAATTAAGAGGGTTCCCTTGTGAATCTTTTGCGTTTTGTTGTGCTTGCATTCTTTGATTGTATGCCTCAACTTGTTGTTGATTGATAGCACTTTGCATATCTTGAGGTTGTTGCGCTTGTGTTTGTTGCGCTACATCCTTCAAAAGAATGTCGGGGTGTGTGTTTAGCGCGGATGATGCGGCTTTGATAAGAGGCATTGGTGTGTTATCTTCAACATCCCAAACAACATAGTTAATATCAGCCCAACTGCGACCTTTCGCTATCATAAACTCGTAAGTTCCAAACACTTTACCACTCTTCATCATGTAAGAGTTCCATTCCATTTCAGTTTCTATATTCATGTTAATGCCTCCAAACACGACGCTTTGATAATGTTAACCACATCGCGCCCTACTTGAAAATGTTCCGCTAATCTCGTCCAATCTCCGATACTCATAGCGATAGCACGAACATCTGTCGATTCAAGGTCGAGTTGTTTCGCTAAAACTTTCATATCATTTCCATTGCGAGGATTAAGATTTTGATATTGAACGCTTTTCATAATTTGCGCATTCTCCCATGTGTCATGCATTTGAACTCGTTCCATTACAGCCGCGATAGCGCCCATAGGGTCGTCTTGTGAAGTCATAACACCTGTTTGGTCATTACGCGTGGCAACTGTTCCTGCGGGTCCAAACGGGTCTGTTGGTGATGGTGGTTGTGTGCCTTGATTATTCAATGGTAGACCTCCACCTGCACCTCCCGGCGGTAATTGTTGATTCTCTTGCGTTGGGTCGTAATCTCCTACGCTGATATGGTCGGGTATTTGGTCATGTAAATGCCCTAAATCTTCTGTTATTTGACCATGCATTTCATGATGTTCTTGAGCGAGTCCCATTTCTGCTAAATTGACAGGGTTTCCTCCCTGTCGTAGCGCGTAAGAGCGCCAACCACTAACAACCGATTGTGGAGGGCGTGAACTACCCATAGCGGGCGCAATATCAATTCGTAATTCTTCTGCTGTTTTGAGAGTAGCCAAGATTCTCTTAGCCGCATCTGTTCTACCTCTATCCGCACCGCCCACTCGACCATCAAAATGACTTCTGTGTTTGTGATATGCATCCGCTATCGAATTATCTTTGTTTTGACCGGCGATGCCGATGTAATCTTGTATTCTGTTAACTATTTTGTTCAGTTGAGTAGCAGAACCCTTCTTACCACGACCCAAAACCAACTGTGCGGCAGGTGCGCGAGCCATTTCTTCTGCTCTTCTCGGTGAAACCCCTTCCCTCATTAGTGCGTTAATCACATTTACAGGTGGTCTACCTCTTGAGGTGGGTATGAAAAACGCATCGGGTAGCGATGCAAGAATATCAAGTGGTCCAATTTGACCATATTGCGTTCTTTCGTTGTATTTTTCCGACCCATATTCGGGAAAATGGTGATTGTCCTTACTTGTAGGGTCTTTCATGTTGCTATCGAATCTCTCAAGAAGGCTTCGCATCTTGTATGAGCCATCAGCCATCTTTTCGGGTGCGCGAACTATATGTTGAGGTTCAAGAACATTTTGCCTTGCACCTAATTCACTCTCTATACCTAAAGAAGCAATAATTTTACGAAACTCTTTCTCAAAATGAAAGGCTCCCGACTCAAGAAAACGACCAATAGTAGGATGCGCTACGCTATTATAGTGTAAATTGATAAGTTTTCTATTACGGTCGCGTGTTTTGCGCGCAGAAGTAGGAACTCTTCGGGATTCGTGTGTTCCGTAATGATTTGTTTTGTATTCGGGATGTAAATTACCGCTTTCATCGAAAGGAATAGGCACAGTATGGAAGTCATCGCCGCTATTGCGCTTATTTCGATTAAAGTCATTAGCGGCTTTATTGAGGATATTTTTAGCCTCTTTTAGTGACAAATTACCCGGATAAAGTTGTTTCATCTTCTTATTATCTGCAAGATACCTTGCCGCCGCCTCCATAGGCCAATGACGCATATTATCCGGTATCTCTTTGTGTCCTTTACCTGTTGAATGGTCTATATGAAAATGGGACATTTCTTTATGCGGCGAATCCGGTGAAGGAAACGACATAGGAATCATTTTCCCTCCTGCTCCGCGCTTATAGACACCTTTACCCTTGAGGATAATATCGTCAAACTCGTCCATCACAAACCACCCCTGCGCGTATAGAGTCCATAAGCATGAGTTCCCCACATTGTAGGGTCGTCATCGGGGTCTGTTTCGGTAGCGCCTGTTGGGGCGGAGGTCATACGGGGGTGAGCGTTAGGTGTAGGTCCATCGGGTGCAGGGTCAAGGCTTGCATCCATTTTATTCGTCAATCCTCTCAACAACTTCTCAAGTTTCTGTATAAGGCGACGATATTCTTGTTTGTCGCGCATTGTCATACCTTTAGCGAGTAGAGATGAGAATGGAGATGCCCCACCTGCCGCTAAGTCGTGTGCCTTTGAATGACCTGCCCCCATTGGCGTATCGGGTTTTCTTGGAGCATGCATTTTCTTCGGCCCTTTAGTCGCTTCTCTATGTTCAGCCGTTCCTCTTGGTGCGTGAGCGACGCGAGAATCAACTTGTTCTGTTGGGATAGAAGGTGTGTTGGGTTGAGTAGGCATAGTTCCTGCCAATTCTGCTCTTCTTGCTTCGGATTCAAGAGCGCGTGGAGGACTCATCATAGCCGGTGGTCCCGAACGCTGTGATGCGAGTGTCAAATAATTAGGAGTGGTGCGAGTTTGTCTGCTGTATTGCATTGAAGGTTGAGTTGCCCTGTGTGATGCAATAACACCTGTGTATTTAGCCGGATTTCGCCCGGTATCGACTCTTAACGGATTACCTGCTTTACTTGTGCGGGTCTTTTTCTTTGAATCCATTGTTTTGGTCTTCTCTTTCTTACCCTTGCGACCTTTTTCAGCGCGTTGTCTTGCACGAACTGTTGCTATCGTAGTGGTTTTCTTAGGCTTTTCCCTGTCGTATTTTGGCTCGTCTTTTTTTTTGATAACATCAAAAGCCATATCCATAGGCTCTCCTGTCATCACGCCCATACCTAACCCATTACCGCGCGGGTTAGCGCCCTCGATAGCGTCAGCCTGTCCGACTTGACCTGCAAGTTGACCTGCTTCTTCGGTTGGGCGCTCTTCATCCTCGGTGTTCTGTTGAGGTATTTTAATTTTCAAATGCTGAATACCATGCATTGAAAGAGCGCGTTTTTCTTGTTCTTGTTGCTTTTTAGCGTCATGCTTAGCGCGCTCTTCGGAATCTTCACGCCCGACCGAAGAATCTTCTTCGATTTCTTCTGCGCTTTGGCGCGGGTTGAATCTTAACCCCGATGTGCTACCGCGTTCACCGCCCATTAAGCATCACCATCACACAATGATTCAAAAGTCCTTTGGAGAATGCTCGCTATATTATAATAGAATAAACAAACTTCTTCGTTTTCCTTAAACGCCGTTGCGTATGCGCTAAAAATAGTGTGTATAGCCGTCATCATATGTGCTAAAATGGATTGCGCGTGTATAAACTTCTCACCATCATCGACAGTCATTATTTTGAATTGAGTTTCAACATCCTTTACGATACCTTTGTGAGTGTGATATTCAGCGTATATGTGCGGAGCCATATTGCTAACTGCATGATGCCAACGGTCTATGACATGATGCGTAAGTTTGAAGAAATCACCATACTCGTCGCTATTCAGCGGTCGTGTTATGCGCAAAAGGTCGCTATTCTTAATATCGCGACACTCAATGAAAGGGACAAAAACAGTAGACTCACTCATCAGTTTCACCCATCAATTTGGTTCTTAATTTACGCCACACTTCGGGGGATTCTTTCGCTAATTCAACTTTGAGGATGTTGATTGTTTGAGCATTGATGTTTTCTGTCACATTACCTGCCGCGCGGTCTTGTATCTTTATCATCATATTAACCGTATCGCGAACTTCTTTGTGTAGCGAAACTATATTGCGGACATATTGAGGGTCATTGCGGTCAGCATCATCAAGAAAATGCGCTAATTCGCCATTCAAACGAGATAAATTACCGCGTATGGAGTTCATTTCATTACCGGCTTCGATAGCGATTATATCCGCCGCACCTTTTTGCACAAGAGGTTTCAAGTGATGCTTCAAATGATGATATACACTCGACTCCGGCATATTTACATCGACCGCTATTTCTTCTGTCGTCATAGACCCGTTGTAATAAGCATGCTCAAGAGATTCGCGTTTCAAAGATGTGCATAAACTGCATTCGCTATTTGCACCCATATGATATTCTCCCATGTGGTTGCGGAAATGACGGTCGGCAGTTCCTTCGCGCCAATCTTTGTCTTTATCTAACTGTTTAGCGGTGACAATTCCATCTTTCATCAATTCCTCTAAACTATCTCGCTCTTCGTCTTGACAAAAGGGGCAAGATGCTCGCGTCACTCTCTCGCCCATAAGGTATGCAGAACGAAACACTTGAAAATCATTGCGATATAGAGTGTGCCATGCGAACTCCTAAAAAAACCCCCCGCATAGCAGGAGTTCCGTTAAACAAAACTGCGGCTATAAGTCTTGGGAAGGGAGTTAGGGACTCCTTACTTAACCGAAAAGTGAATGATGAAGAACGCAGTAGAAGATTGAAAATATGTCACTCTTGCGAACATTTTAGCGCGCCGAGATGCACTCTATGTGGGTGTTTTATGAACTTCAAAACAACATTAACATCGAGCAACTGCCCTATCCACAAATGGTCAACCTTGAGAGAACTTACGATAGACCATTCCGGTGAAACTGAAAAGACCAAACAAAACGACGAGTAAATACGACAGGCTTGTTGAGTCCATTGAGCCGCTATTGAATGCGATAATCATAAAACAACCAAGTGTTAGACTGATTAACTGAACCATAATCATGTCAACGATGACAGACTTACGCATATTGCTAAAATCGCTCATTGCGCTAATCAAACCGCCCGTCCAATCTCCACTACTTTGCATCTTAACGGCCTCCTGTTGCCAATCCACGCACTAACGAACCAAGTCCGCCACCAACATTCTGCATCATGCCGGGGTCAGCCATCGCCGCGTCCAACATTCCTTGCATACTGCCTTGATTTGCCATAGCGACCATCTGTTGCACTTGCATTTGGTTCTGTTGCACTACATTAGATGAGTTGTTTTGGATTTGCGTCTTACTCATAGTGACGCTATCGGCAGTTGGTAGTCCTTGAACTCCACTAAAGTCAAACTTGTAGCCTTCTCCGTCTTCAACTAAGCGCGCACTTGCAAGCATAGTGTGAACGGAAACCGCTACAACGCTACTCATTAGACTAATTAGTGGTTGAAAGTTTGTATCATTCGCTAACCAACGGTCGATAAGCGGGTTTGAGGTGATGAGAGCAGAAATAATATCCATTTCGCTCGGTGGGGCTTGATATTGTTGCTGTTGCCCCCACGGAGTCTGCTGTTGTTGCCCCCATTGTTGCATAGGAACTTGTTGTTGTCCTCCCGGTAATCCAAGATTCAAACCCGATTGTTGTTGAGGTTGCTGATTACCACTAAACGGCCACACCATGATACCACCTCACACGCTCCCATCATTTGATTCTGTCGGTAAAGCAGTTGGTTGAGGTTGCGCTACTTGTTGTTGCATTTGATGTATCGCTAATGCATCAAAAAGTAGCCGAGCGTTGCCGTTATTTTGAAATTGGCGCATATCAAACATCACAATAACCAAATCATTCACTCCTGTCGCGCTATTTGTCATATGCGTCACCGGAATGTTGTCTTTCTTCAACATATCAAAGAAAGGTTGGTATTTAGCAAGTGTAGGAGGTGTATTGTCTTTCTTTTTGATGGTGTTGATAGGAACTGCAACCACAGACACCCCTTTCTTGAGTTTAGCCTTTAGCGTTCCGCCTTTTGCTTCTTGTTCTGCTTCTTCTTCGCGTTCCCACTTGGTAAGCATATGATACAAATGCAAATGTTCGGGACAATAAGTGCCTCTTAATTTTCGCCCACTCGTCACATTCTCTCGCGCTACAAACGCTTCGGGTTCACCTGTGACCGGATTATGAAAATACAACTCCCATAGTGATTTTCCTGTCTCTTCATCAATGATTTGGTCGTAAATGTTGCCCGCTAAGCGAATAAGATTCTCTACATCTGCCCCATCAATGACACAACGCATCGTATTGGTGTTATATCGGTATTTACCCCCGAAAAACCACCTACGAGGTGAAAAAAAGCCTCTTTTTGTTGGTTTTAACAACCTATACGCCTGTTTTATGTCTTGACGGCGCGCTTTTGTTGGATTTGCGTGTCTTGACGGGTAAAAATTGACTTGAGGGACTTCGATTACACCCGATTGCTGTTGCATAGCGGCTTGGACTTGCGCTTGTTGTTGTATTTGCGCTAAAGGCATGTTTGTTTGTGCGGCGAGCCGTAGTAATTCGGTTTGTGTTTTATTTCCAAGCATATTATCACCATTGTAGCATTTCAAGTAGCGTTTTTTCAACATTCCATCCTATATTTGTAGCCATCATAGATACGCGGCAAGGAATACCCGCTTTTTGTAGTCTGCGCATAGCAGGTCTATGCACATCGAAGACTTTGTGTTCCCGAAGTCTGTTTGATTGCCAAAGCATGTTTGCATTGTCATCCCACCACTCATCTGCCTTGTTCGCAATAATCCACACTTGTTTAGGGGAATAGCGCTTACCTTTCAATCTTGTCGATAATTTACGATATTTCCAACGCTTCTCAATCAAAGCATCAACAAGAAACTCCAAACCGCCAACAACATCAATCACTTGAGAACCATTCCCTGTTAATGCGCGAGTGTCAGTCATGAAAATAACAATCTCAACTTGTCTATCCACCATATCATCAACCCAAAGGTTCCAAAAACGCTGTTGACCTCCAATATCTGCTGAATGCACGACTCTTTTCTCACCTTTCCAACGAAGACGCTTTCTTGTGGCGCGCGGAAGCACATGTCCTCCTTGTATCAGTCTTTTAGGATGCATAGTTCGTTCTTCTACCTCTTCCATCTCTCCGGGGGTGCGCATAAACAAATCAAGCGTCGTCTTACCGACTAATGTTGGACCATACACACCTATTCGTCGCGGTTTAAGAAAATTATACAGTTCTTTACCATATACCACCGCACCCATAAGTGCGCTACCTGCTAACGCTACTGCCATCTCACGAAACCCAACCTACGACTTTATCTTTAGCCCATTCAACAGTATTTTCCCATACGCTGAAATCAGTTCCATATTCAAACCAAGAAACGCCTAATCCTGTTCCTGCGGCAAGTAAAATAGCGAATAATAATCCTTTTCCGCGCTCGTAGTAAGTGTCAAGTGTGTTTTGAGTGTGCAAAGCGCGTAAGGTTGCCTCCGTAGCATCATCGCTTGGTGTCTTAAACAACCAACCCATTACCCTCACTCCTTTTTCTTCTTGGCGAATGTCCCATCAGCCTTTCTTGCTTTACCTGTTGCACCTAAAGCCATTGGTTTCTTCTTATCTGCCACATGAGATGGTGCGTTGACCGCTTCTTCTGCCGCATCTTGCATCTCTTGTTGCAAAGCCAAGTATTGAACCACTTCGGGGTCTTTCTCAAGTTGGTCAAGTTGATGAGAGAACATCATTTCCTGCTTTTTCATCTCAATCTCCATCTGCTTCTGCGCGAATCCCATCTGTTGCTTTTGCATTTGACGCGACATGGTTTTCTGCATGTTCGCGAGGCTCGCCTTTTGGTCCATTGAGTCTTGAGCGAGCATTTTCCAAAGGAAATAACCCATACCCTGTAATGTGAACGCGCCCATCGTGTAAGTTAGCGCGTTTGTTCGCACTTCATCATCAACGAGCCACAATTCTGCATCGAATACACCGACAGCGCACCCAACTAAAATTGACACGAATGATATGAGTCCAAGTATTCTTAATTCATCTGCATTTTGTGGATTACTCGCCGGTTGCATAGTGTTCCCTCGGTTATGCGGTGAACTGTGCATCAAATAAAGGTAATTGATTCACCTTTTCCGGTTTTCCTGTTTCCTGTCGGGAAATGTAATGAAATATATTCCTTTTTCTTAAGGGCAACCGGAAAAACCGAAAACTCATTGGTTATTCTGCCGTGGGTTTGGTTGTGTAAGTGGGTTAACCACTTGAACGAAACCTGTTTGTTGACCTTCTTGGTTTGTAGCGTCTTGTCGCATAGGTTGAGGTGGATTTTGCAAAAAGGCCGTTTGTCCGGGTTGCTGTGCCGCTTCTTGTTGCGCTTGACGAACTTGCACCATTTCTTTTTGTCTCTTGTCGTATTCAGCATATCTGTCATCCATATCCTGTTGTTGAGTTATTGGACCATGAACTCGCACCGTTTGTGGAGTTTCACCTGTAATGTGTTGCTTTGTAGCGTTCATCATTCTTTCTGCAAATGCTTTCTTTTCCGCATCAACATCTTCTTTGGTTCGTGGACCTTGATTCGTTGCACTTGGACCGGGCGTTGGCAGGGCTAACCCCGATTCGTCGTCTTTGTCATAGCCGAAGCGTTGTTGTTGAGTAGCGACTTTGCCTAAACCGTTAGCAATATCAATCTCTCTTTGCTGTGCTGTGTTTGTAGGCATCCAACTCGGATGGATTGATTTTATCATCTGCACATCCCCGATAAACTCCTTCTTCAACTCCGGGTCTTGGTCAAACAATTGTTTCAAATCCGTTAAGTTATCCAAACCATACTGTTCCGCCATGTCGTGCATTTTGTTTTCCAAATACAAGTTAGGGAAATGATACATATCGAAGAAGTTATTCGCGTTATCAACAATCTGTTGTGCGTCATTGTATGACATATTGAACTTATCATCATGCTTGGTTTCTCTCAATTGTTGATTTGATGCGATAACATTCATCACTTTATTTATGAAGGTGTTGTCATCCGAAGCCGGTGCTACTGCATTCAAATCAGCATCTTGTTTTCTCTCGTCAAAATAATCTTCAAATGAGAACTTTTCTAACGCTAAGTCTTGATTGTGACTCTCCGAATGTGGCATTCTATTGATGATGTGATAATTGTTCAACACATCCTTTTCATCAATATCTTCTATGGGGTTGCCATTTCTATCAACAATCATCTTTGCAATGTTGGCATCCAACTGTGACTGTTGCTCTCTATTCAAACCTCCTTGCGCGTAATCTTCTATCGTCATAGGTTCACCATCCTTATTCAGTATTTTCTCAATGTCGGGTAGCATATGGTCTTGACCGGGCAAGTTTTGTATCTTGAAAAATGCGATTTTAGCGCGCATCTTCGCCATCTCCTTATGTTCATTCATTGCTACATCGCTGATAGCGGTAGGTATTACCATATGAAGCGCGTCTTTCTTACCTCTCAAAACATCACTTTTAGTTCCGTCATCATTGGTAATCTTCTTTGAAGTTCGCAACCAATTCTGTGCGTTATCCGAATGTTTGTCAAGGTTAGGGTGTAATACATTCCCTTTCGGTAAATCCTTAATGTAATCATCATCAGCAGTTTTCGCGCCTGTGAGTTCTCTCATCTCAAGATAATTCATATTTGGTTTCAATTTACCACCTTGACTCACCATCAAAGGTTTCTCCCCCGACTCTATCAACTCATCAAAGTCTTTCAAGAAAGACATAATTTGACCATCTTCTTCTTCTTTAATTTCTTCCCATGTCTTACTTGATAACATGTTGAAGGCTGATTCAATACGGTTTCGGCGCTCATCTTTACCGGACTTGAAGAAATTACGAACTCTTTCGGGTGTTTTATAATGCGCTATATCAACGCTACCAAAACTGTCGAACGCGTCTTCATGCATGTCCTCCCATTGCGTCACCACTCTACCTCCTTTGTGTGATAATAGCGGTGTAGTCCAAGAAGGCGTTCTATACATGCTATTCATATATTTCTTCATCGCTTTATCTTTATCTTCACCTGCGGGCATCTTCTCGATTTGTTCAAGCATTGATGTTCCTTGAGAAAGCAAATCCCTTTGCTCGCTCTTTTTGTTTGTCTCATTTGTTAGCATCACTTGAACATCATGAAACAAATCATGAACTTCGTGATTGTCATCATCAAATGCAGCATAATGATGCGCTAACAAACGATTACACTTCTTTTCAAGGGAATCATATAGAGTTCCGGTTTCAACACCATTCTCGTCTTTTGTCGCTTTCTTGTGAAGTCCAAAACGCTTTGCCATCTTTTTGATGTTCTTAATTTGCTTCTCTAACGACTGTCTACCTGCTTTCTGCCGCGCATCTCTTAACACCATAGAAGGCATTCCTAATCCGGGCAATCTTTGTTGCGGGTTAGAGCGAATTGGAATTGGTTCGATTACTTTACCTTGACCGAACTCATCTTTTCCTTTTCCTTTTTTACCTTCTTCGTCATCTGCATGAAGATGCTTGAGTCCGCTTAGAATGTTTGAAGTTCGCTGTTTATTTTCAATAGCGGCTTTTGCTCGCTCAAGGTCTTCGCGTGTATGAATGTCCGGCAACTCACCATCTTCTATACGACCTAATAGCAAATCAAGCGGTCTTATACTATCGGAACTGAACATATCGTTGATGATATTGTCACCCATATCGCTACCTGTTCTCGGAGGACCGGATAACAGTCTACTTGGGTCGGTGATGGGTTCTACATCATCTACATCATCTACATCTTCACCCATCTGCCTAATTCGACTCATGTTAGCAATCTTAGCGATTTTTTCAGCATCCATAGCGGTTCCTACTTTGTGCGGGTGATGCTCAATATGTTCAAGTAAATGTTCATCGTTTTGGTCTACGGTTCCATGACCTAAACATGAACCACAAATACCATCCGATACATATCCATTAACTTGGTTATCCCAATGTTGACAATCGGGACACGCGTATTCGTTATGGTCTTGTGGTGAAGTTTCGCAACCGTTTGCGTCGTTAAACGAATCAAACGATTGATACTCAAATGGACGACCGTGTTGACTAATCCATCCTCTCATTGCCCTTGATGAAGCAGTTAACCCATGTAGTTCATTATTATGCGCTTTAGCGTAAGCAACCAACTCATCTTTTGTCAAACATGCATTACCTCCGCAAGTTCCACATCGCGATAACGAACCTGTCGGATTTGAATAGTTTTTCTTATCATTATGCACATACCTTCGATTTGCTTTGACCTTATCCCTCTCGCTCATATTAACGGTATCATCTTTGAACTCACTTTCTATATCTTCACTTGTCTTTAGCGCCGTTTCAGCAGAAGTTAAATCGCTTATTATTTCGGGTGTAATGTCAACACCTTTCTCCCTCAACATGGCTAATGCATCATCAAGATTTGTTGGTAAAGGTGCGTGATAACCTCCGCCCGCGTAGTTGATTGCCGAACCTAATGTTTCACCGATTCTCCCTCTTAATCCCCCTTTAGCGTCTAACGGACTTCGGCTTACTTCTCTTGATGCTTTAGGTCTACCTGCTTTGTCAAGAGCGAAGTTGAATCTGTGTCGCTTATTCATACCGTTCTTCTCTTGATATACATCTTTGTGTAGCGCATCAACCGCTTCGGATAATCTACCTTCTTCGGGATTTTTACCTTGCGTTTTCATCATCTCACTAATTTGAGGATAAAGTGAAGCAAGTGTAGCGATGTGATTGTTATCAACAGGGAACTTGACTTTTGATTGCGCGAGTTGAACTTCTTCTTTTAGCGTATTATGTTTCTCTTTAGACTTTCTGTATCTGTTTAATTCAACACCATACGCGCCATGACTGTCGCTGTTCTTACAGTATTCAGCGGCTTTATCTCTCAATCGCTTCAAACCACCATTCATTGATTTTGTTTGCCCTTTCAAATCTCCGGGTTTCCTCATTTCGCCGTCTTCATAGAACATGTGTCCTAATATAGCATACGCCTTAAGCCCGTATTTCTTTTTCAACAACTCTTTGACTTGCGGTTCGGGCATACCTTGTAGATTTGGTAATTCTTCAGCGGCTTGTTTGATAAATTGCAATCGGCGGTTCAAGTTCTCTATCTCGTCAAACTTCATTCGACCCTCCCACGAAGCCATTTTGGTATTGTGACCCAAAATGGTCTTATCATCCGACCCATCTCGCTTTATCGTTCTGTCATTAGCGAACTTATTGTAATCCTTCATTGCTTTTCTATACGCAGGATGACCCGATGCTTTAACCAAGTCGTTTATCATATGTCTTTTGCCTTTACTTGACATTTTTCCATCATACAATAAAGGTGTGCGCAAATCTCTTCGTGCCATAGTGAGCAAGTTAAACGCTCCTAAAATGTCTTTCTTTTGATTTTTAATGAGTTGTTGTAAATTGTCGTGCGCATCTCTTCTTTCAGTCCCGCTTGTGGACGGGAATGCATACTTCCATGTTTCTGCGGCTAATGGGTTTCTTTCAATATCAGCCGCTATTCCCTTTGGTCTTGCTTGAGTCCATCTCGCGGGAACGCCATACTTTGATGATATGTCTTCGGTAGCGCTACCAATTCTTTTTAACGCATTCTGTTCGATAACATATCGAATGGTATTCATATCCATGTTAGCCAAATCTCTATCAGTTCTCATCCAATCTTCTTCTTCATCACCGCGCCCTTTCATGTCGTGATAGATGTTAACAAGTGATGTTTCCACTCCGCGTCCAAGCGGCATATGCCCGTTCGCTTCTGTTCCGAGTTCACCCAAAGGAACGCCAAATAAAGAAGGAACTTTCATCAAGTCATACAAATAAGGCGACCGTATTCCTCCTTTACCGCCTCTATTGTCACCAATGTTTCCGTGTCGTTCCGGTGAACCAACACAGTTAACACAAGTATGTTCTCCTTCACCTAATTTCTTCTCCCTCAAGGCTTTATGTTGCTCAATTGATTTAGACGCGTGATTCATATCACTCATCTCTTTAGTGTGTCTTTTTCTCATAAAGTTGAATAGCATTTTATTGATTGAATCGTTTTCTAAGTCGCTACTGCTACCCATTTGATTCATCATTTTGATAGCACCTTGATTTAGGCTGTCATAATTCTCACCATTACCAAACGCTTGCGCTACTTGGTCTAAGAAAGCCAATGGGCTAATTCCTAATTCGCGAATGTTTTCGCGCAATTCATTGTTTTGAGTCAATCTTGTCTTGAGCCAATTCTCGTCCAAGTTCGCGGCGGTCATAGCGTCTACTCTTGTGTCTTGTTTTGTTTTTGGTCCATACGGCCTCTTTGACGGTGGCTTCATCAAAGCGAGCAAATCACCCTCATTGTGAATCAAACCTGCATCTTGACCTGCCTCATTCAGTCGTCTTTTAGCGGCTTGAACAATGTGATGAGTGCCGAGAATAGTTTGCATGAAACTTGCTAATTTCTTCTCGCGTTGAGCCGGTGTTAGCACTTCGCCTGTCTTTCTGTCAGCGTAAAGGTAATGACCTTCGGGAACATCGGGGATGTTGAGAGATTGACCCATTTCTTCTTCTTCTTCTGTCTTGTCACCTTCTTCATTTTCAAGACCTTTTAGTGCAATAATCCTACCTACTTCTTTGTTGTATTCATCTCTTGAGATTCTACCCGCGTCAAGCAATCGCTTATTGTATTCGACTTCGTTCATCATCACTTTATGCTCAAAAGCCGCTAATTTGTCCTTCTTTGCTTGTGTGAATAACGAACCTTTACCTGTTCGCATAAACTCCTTTAGCGCTCTATGATGTTTGCGAGCCTTGCGCTCTAAGAATTGTCGTCGGCCTAACTTTGACATACCTGCAAGGTCTTCTTGTGTCACATCACCATAAATCAATTTTGTTTTAGAGTCCCTACCTAATAGCGCATCTAAATTGCTACTCATAGGAGTTCCGGCTCTACCTCCACCTAATGCTTCTTGGGTAGAAATAGACCCTGCTTTGCGGTTTTGAGTATCTAAATCGGTTCTGTCTGCTTCGCGTCCTGTATCGAGTCCCGACTCTTCCGCTACATCAACAATACCTGTCCTTTCAAACACCGTTCTCATTATATCTCCGTTTGATTTAATTGCAGGGTGTATGTTATCCATACCGCGCTTGTTAGTGTCTACATGATGCGCGACAGCGCTCGCAATTGCCGCTTGGTATTGTGGATTAAAGGGGTTTGTTGGCTCTCCACCAAGACCCGCTATTCCCGAAAACGGACCGACCAAAAGAGCGTCCGGTGCGTTGACTTTGATTGGAGTTTTGATTCCTAATTGATTGCCTATTGCTTTCCATGTAGGTGTCATAATTGGGTCGCTACCACTTTCATTGGTTCGACCAAACTCTAACTTTTGTCGCCCACCTACACCGATAGCGTTGAGAGCCTTAGACGCGTGAGTATTCATGACAGTCTGCATTTGGTCATACACTTTTTGTGTCAAGTAAGCATCGGATGAAAACTTTCTTTCTACGGGTTCTTCACCCATACTCTCGCGTCTTTTGTTTTCTTCTTCATGCCCTGCTTGCTCTCTACGACGCTCCGTTTCTACCATTCGCTGTATAGTGTCAATGAGTGCATCTTTGGTAGCGCTTTTAGCGGGAGTAAAAGTATCTCTATCGTCATCGTCGGTGCGAACAGGGTGTTGTTCAAACATACTTTGGTATGCTTGGTCAAGCGCGCTTTTTGATTCTGTATAGTATTGCTCGTCGCGGAGAGGGTCGTATGGTGGAACATCCTCAAACCTTCTGTTGCTCTCATCACGCGCTTCTGCTTCGTCCGATTCCGCATCTGCTCGGTCTTGCACCTTATATCCGCGCTGTCGTCGTCGGAATGACTCTTCATCGAGCGCATCTTGCAAATCAAAAGAACCTGTCGCTGATGCTTCATTGTAAGCCATACCTGCCGCTTGAAACGCAGGGTGAACATCCTCACCATCACGACCACTTTCCCAATCTAAAGCCTCCATAGCCTTGTCCGGTCGCTTTACTTTGTATTGGTCGAGCATACCGAGGTGGTGAAACATTTGTTCATCCTTGACTGTGGCCTCATAAGGCGTAGTGTCTAATCCCTGCTCATCTGCATAAGTAGTAAAGACAGCACTCATAGCGGGAGTGATGAATGGTGTTTGGTCATGCTGTCGTTCAAACGCGTCTGTGTCAGCATCAGCGCCTAAACTTTCAGCAAACGCTTCTCCGATAACCTGTGAGGCATCTTGAAGTGCTTCTTCGTGAGTCGCGCCAAACGACAACAACTCTTCTATGTGGTCAAACATCATTTGTTGGACTTGCGGTTGTCGTTCTTCGTTAGCCTTGACATGCCCCGGTCTATCGTCGGGTTCTTCTTCGGGTTCTTGCGTCTCCGGTTCTTCTTCTTCGGGGGGCGCTTCGCTTTCTTTAGCCTCGCGAGCCGCTTTGAATCGCTCTCTACCTTGCGCTCGGAACCGCGCCTGTGCTTCTCTCTTGGCCTTTTCATCCGCGCTCAACACCTTGACTTTCTTCTTGTCTTGGGGTGGGTCGGGCTTGAACTCATCGTTTGTCATCGGCCCATAGTCAATATCGTCGTATGGGTCGTCTGCATCGCCTTTGGCTTTGACAAAAACATAGCCTTTGGGCGCGTCACGCTTGGAGAGCATAAGACAGGCGAGGAAGTGAATGCCCTTGAATCTAACGGTCAAGGCAAAAAACGATGCTGTGAGCGCGGTTAGGATTTTTTCATTTGTAATTTTTTTTTCTGTATTTCGCATGGGGTTAAGCAGGGCAAAAATGCGCTATCGCTACCGCTACTCCGGCTAAGCGCTATCCCGCTACGGGCAATAAGCGCTATGTCGCTATCGCTATCGGTGTCGCTATCTAAGTTTCAGTAGCGCTTATGCACACCTTTCACATACCGCTACAATAGCGGGTAGCGATGCCTTGC